TAACAGTGGTACTGGGGTTGCAAAGGACTTAGTCATGTCAAAATACTTACCCCATAAATATCCAGATTTAGTTCTATTACCCCACCTTTTCGCCTGTATAGCATCTAGCCTTATAGACTCAATCTGTTGTGCCAAAGTTTGCAGGTAGTCTGGATTTATGTCTGTTGGGTCTATTATGAATACGTCTAATAGCCGTCTATCAACGCTATCATATAATCCCAATTCGAACCCTGGAAGTCTAGTAAAATGAGGTACATTCCTAGTGGTTCTTCTAATGCTTGTAATTATATAGTCTGAAGAGTTAAAGAACATTTCTCCATTATATTCAAAGTTCTCACAGCCAGTTAGAAACTCGAATTTATGATAAGGTTCATTGTCATTGTATAGTATTCTGCGTATACAATCATTGAATCCTTTAACTCGCTTATTAGTATAAGCTATCAGCTTAGTATAATTTACATCATTATGCTTTATTCCATGATTAATCTTATTAGCTGCATCAACCATAAACTGCTTAGTGTCATTATAACAAATGAGAGAACCCTTCTCTCCCATTCGAGTTTCGAATTTAGATATAGGATTCTCTCTTAATGTTAATAATATTGGTGCTAATGCTGTATTCTCGTCTTGCCTAAATATCTTGGTTAGACGGACAACATTTTCATGACTAAACACTTTACTAAGACCTCCGTTCTTAACTGGGGCAATCTGTGCAACATCCCCTATAAATAAGATTTTGCACTGATGTATTTCACAATAGTCTACAAGTAAATCATAAAGTTCATCATTAACCATAGATGCCTCATCAATGATTATTAGTCCTTTGTTTGGAATGTCTCCCATACCATCGGAATAGAACTTCAAGTCTTTATAGTCTAAATTAAATATATCCAGTTTAGGGGAAAGTGCTAGCAGTTTATGTAATGTAGTAGCTCTATAGCCAGTAGCCATTTCAAGTACTGCTTTGGCTTTATGAGTAGGAGCACACAACTTAAAGAATCTACAACCTCTAGTACTATCTAGATATTGTACAAATTCATTCATAACAGCTGTCTTACCTACTCCTGCATAGCCAGTAAGAACTAATATCCTATCTGGACTATCTAAAAACCTAATCATTCTATCTATAGCATATAGCTGTTCGTCTGACCAAGCTATTGTACTCATAGTTCTCTATTCCAAAATCTAAAGGTAATATCCTTTAATTTAGGACCGTCATCAGTCATTATCGTTTTATATAATCTCTGATTGGTATTTGGATTATCAAGTGGTCCACATTCCTCTATGTAAGGTCCTAACTTGATGTAATCGAAATTGTGCAAATCAATTTCATCTGCCAATGTAACTCTACCACTATACCACCCAATCTTTATATCAAGTGGTACTGTTTGCTGCCATTCCATTTCTGTTTCGGCAGGAATGGTTACTTTGGGAAACCTAATTTCCTTATGAATAGTAAACTTATCAGCCGTTTTAGTGGTAGTTAACGTCCTTACTAATCCAGCATAGTGATTAATGAGCTTAGGGTCGTTATCGCCACCCATAAAGCAAATGGCAGTAATTCCCTTATTCTCATTAATAAGCTTCTCTATTCTAGTAATAGTCAGGACTTCCCCAACGTCTCCTGCCAAGTAAGAGCTATGACAGCCGTTGCAGTGACATGGACAATTAGATATGTTTATGGCTAGTGTAGTCTCGTCAGGAATTTCCCTGAAGACTATATCGAAACCTACATATTTAAGCATGAGTATAAAATCTTCTACTAGCTTCCTCTTGCCTTGCTTGGCTAAAGTTACTAATACGTTTCAAATAACCAATAACTCTAGTAGCATAATCAACGTTCTTACTCCCACATTTTGGACATTCCTTAAGATACCTTTTATCAATATGTCCACAATCATTACAAATAGTATTTGGAATATTAAATGTGAAATAATTAGTACCATTGACTGCTGCCACTCTCAACAAGTTACGATACTGTTCCTTACTAAGATGTTCATCGAGATTCATATGCAATGCACTACCTCCGTCTAAGTATTGTACATATTCCTTGCCATGTAATTTAAACTTGTCAAGTACGGTAAGAGATGTGTCTTCAACAGCATAGAAATAGCTATTATAGCAATCTCTAGGAACTACATAACCTGCTTTCCTGTCCCAATTAGCATGTTTAACCCCAAGGTTCTCTGCTGGAACAAATTCTGTGTTAAACATTAACTCCTTAGTTCTCGCTTTACGATTTTCATCACTGATAGTTTTAAGAATAGATTGCATAAACTCTCTATAAGTTGGATTATCATTAACTGGGATTCCTAAGAACTCCGCAGCCTCAATAACTCCATTAACACCTATAGTCAAATACTGCTTCTTCATATCAATGAATCCAGCTGTATATACAGTAAGCAACCCGTCTTTTAAATAGTCTTTAAGCAATTCATTATATGCTGTTTGGAACTTATGAACTTTCTTCACATTCTCACGCAAATACTCAATCATATCATACCCATTATTAACTGCATCCTGAACTAACCTATTGATATTTAAGGTCATTACTGACTTACTACCAGTAGCAATACCACCAGCTCCAAGAGAATAACTGAATTGATTATCAGTAACCTCATTACGAAGTCTGCAACAGGAAGATAAGGAATCAGGACTATCGGACATATAAGTAAAGAACGAGTGTCCTTTGCTATACATCTCTGCTGTAAAGTCTGCATACTCTTCATCAACAACATCCTCTCCGTTAGTTAGAAGCGCCATGGTCTCAACAGGGAATGTAAGAATACACTTAGTACGTTCCTCATTAAACCATTTAGCAAATTTCTTCTGCAACCAACTAAGAGATTCCCATTGAGGTTGTGTACCGTCTGGGAAATAGAACTCTCCAAAGATACCTTCAAAGTAGTTCTTATCAAAATAACTGATATTCCAGAATACTGATTGGAAGTTACGAGCAGCTGCTGGCTGATTGATTGAATATACAATCTGCTGGAACTTCTGCTCTAACGTCTTGTCAATATTTCTGTGTTTGTCAACCATTTCCTCTGGACGTTTCCAGTAATCATCACCCCACTCTTTACGAGCAAAGTAATCAAAGTACATTAGAAACTCTCCAGTTGCTACTGCACCTGCAAATTGAGAACTAATCGCAAATACCAGATTAACGAACATGCCACAGAAAGAATCCAGGTTCTTGGGTCTGGCAGACAAACCTCCAATTGGCTGTAACCCCTCCAATAGAAAGGGATACATAGTGATAGCCACGCAGTAGGGCATAATCGATGTTTCATCATGCTTATAAAGTAAATGTTGTTCCAGCATACGGATATATTCCTTAGCTAGCTCCTCTCCATATAACTCTCTGATTTTATCAGTAAGAATTGCACGATTTACCTTAATAACATCACCTTTGAACAATTCTCCATTTAAGGTTACAATGTTCTTCTCGGTAACATTAGCATTAGCATCGTATTTACTACCAGTTGCGGCATTCTTGGCTTTAGCATAGTCTTTAATGAATTGTTTCTTTTCATTTAAAGCCCTGCTCTCTGCCCTTTTACGCCTGTACAAGATGAATGCCTTAGCAACATCATAATAATCACATGCCATAAGAGCTTTCTCTAACTGGTCTTGAAGCTCCTCAACTGAAACTATGTTGTTAATATACAACTCATCTTTAATATCCTGAAGAATATCAGAATCAATTGGTTCGTTAACAGCGTTAAATGCCTTAGTAATTGCGGCATCAATCTTATTAACGTCGAAAGGTTCTACTTTTTTGTCTCTCTTAATTACTAACATTAATTAGAAGTTTAATATGTTTCTTAGTAATAGAGTCTTCTCTGCTCTATTCATCAAATCTTTACCCTTGTCATTACTAATTAGCTGCGTAAATGCATTGTACACAGTAAACATATCCACCTCATTACCCACTCCAATATAATATGAAGAATCTGGGTCCTCAAACATAGAACTATACGCCTTAGTAACAAGGTCTGTTCCTATCTTGACATCTCCATAACCTACATTATAAACCATATGCATAGCATTTCTTTGCCATTTGCCTAAGTTTAAACTTACTAAATCGTCTTCAGCTTTCCATGTAGTATTATGAAGATTCTCCAACATCAGCTTTATATCAGAAGTCTGACTTAATAAATACTCTACAGCTTTATAATTCAAGGCTTCTTCTGGATTAACTGGCTGCATTTGAAGAAATTCTGGGTCAAATACACAGAGATTTGTACATGCTCTGTTAAGTGCCCCTCTATAAATCTTGGCTACTGGCTTACGAACATCTAGTCCGTAGACCATGCCAATAACTTCATCATGATTGCCAAAGCTGCAACTCTCTGGCATTACAGCTTGAATCAATACACGATTATATGTAATATCATCTGCATTAACATCTCCATCGACTGTCCTAGTGACCTGTTTAGGCAATTCTACTTCAACTATAAAGTCTTTAGTAAACTTGGACATTCTTTCAATAAAAGGCTCTACATAGGCAGCAGTTGGTAAATATGCTCTCTTACCTATTCTAGTAGCCTTACCATTCATGAGTTGGTCAATACTTATTTGCATTTAATTACAAGTAATATATAGTCATTGTTTCTAATAACTTGACTGCTTCCGCAAGCTTAGCTATAATTCTAATAGCTGCTCCATTACCTCCTGCCAATATATCAGCAGCAGCTAATTCCTTCATTGTTAACTTTCCATTAGATGCATCATATAACGCCAATGCATTATGTAAGGCATCAGCATTATATATTCTGTCCTTGTTCTTCTTTAAGAGCTCAAGGTACGGGTGTAATATGGAATAGCCTATTGGTTTATAATCTTCTCCATAAAACACTTTCCCATCAAACTTTATTATCCTAACCTTTCTATTGGTAAAGGCACTTGAAAACAAACTAACGGACAAATCCAAGTGGTCAGCTGGTCTGAATTTCTCTAATGGAGTTTTAACTTTACCTTTAAGGTAATATACCTCATCTTCAGACACTACTATAATACCACCATCTTTACAAAGAAACTCTTCCTTAGAGGATGTTTCATCCTTAGAGAATACCTCATCTAGAAGAGAATCAACACGTTGATTTATAGACTTGGCTTCTCCTTTACCAATAATTGGAATCTTTCCGATAGAAGTATCTATAGCTTTAGAGCAATCAATTTCTATGGTTAAACATTTCCTAAATTCCGATTCGGCTGCCTTCTGCTTAAGTCTTGCTTCCTGTAACAGACTGGTCAGTCTGTCTACTTCTAGAGTACATTCCTTATACTTGGAAGCAGAATCTATTACATGTTGGGCAAATTCCGGTGTTAAATCCATAAATTATAGTTTATTGTAACACGATACGACCATCTGTAATGTTCTTTCCATCTACAATACTATAATCACAACATGCAAGTGTATTTCCAAAATTCTTGTGAATCCATTCGGAACTTCCAAATAATGAACCAACTGACTTATAGGTAAATCTTCTACCATAAGTAGTGGCTGACTGATGTAAATCTCCTTTTACAAAGACTACATTACCAGTGATGCCCTTATTGTCCAAATATTCATTGATGAAATTCTCTGTCTTCACGTCAAGAGTTAATGGTAGATTCTTGAACATGTCTTTATTATCTTTACCATGACACATTACATAGGTAGTTTCATTAAGAGTAAACTCTCCTATGAACTTGTCAAATACTTGACATTTAACATCAAACTGTTCTAATACAGCAGCTAATGCTAAGTTAGCAGCATAACCAAAATCACCATCATGATTGGACTCGCCAACACAATAATAATACATATTGGTATGCTTTACATTCTCTATCAGAGATTTAACAAAGCTAGTCATTAACTTAATATAAGTTTGCAATTGCTCCTTATTGCTCATGTTTTGAGCCAGTTCATGACCACCTCTTGTAGTTTGTCCATTATATCCGTCAAGAGAATCTCCAAGATTGCAGATAACTATATTCTCAAACCCACCACCAATGTAATAAGCTTCAGTATATACTCTCTTTATAATCATGTCAAATCTCTTCTTCATTTCTTCTTCGTTATAAGGATTCTGATAAATAGATAGAGGAGACACTGTGGCTCCAGTATGAATATCAGACAACCATATGATTAGGTCTTTGCCGTTAGAAATTGTCGGCATACGTCCCCAGTCATACAGATTATTGAAGTCTAGCCCTTCTATAAGAGCTTTGCCGTCAGCTATTTTAGCTTTCAGTTCGGCATTCTCCATGGCATACTTCTTAAGTAGTCGCTCGTTATTCTTGATGCGTTCTGCTTCTATGCCTCTTAGGAAGTCATTCTCCTTCTCCCTTAGTTGCATATCTTTAAGCTCATCAATAGTATTCTCCTCAATAACATGAGGGGCGAATGGCGCTGCGGCTTTAGTAATATTGAAGACTTTGAGAATCTTCTTAAACTCCTCTAGAGAATATTCAGGGAAGCTACGACTTACTTCTCTTTGTGTTATGGATGAACCATAATAAGAGTAAAGTCTATGAATCATATTCATTTCATCCCTAGTAAGACTGCCAGTAAATGGTGCTTTGTCTCTTAGCGGGATAGTGAATTGATACTTAACAATCTTACCTTCATCATTTCTGACCAATGTAATCTTGCCAGTACTAGTTTCCTCCTCTTCAGAAGATGTCACTTCTTCCAATTTAGAACGACGTATAATACCTCTCTTGCTAACCTTGTCATACAGACTCATTATCATGTCGTAGGATTCCTTGTCGATACTGCCATCAGCTATATCTTTGTTTACTACCTGTTTCTTTACCCAGAAGTAATTCTGTGGAAGACCTACTTGTTCTGCATATGCATTTAAACTAATGTTCTGTTTTAAAACTTCTTGTAAGTGATTGATTAGCTTGATAATTGTTGTTTCTCTCATTTCTGAGTTAAAATTAGATAGCCTTTCGGCGCTTATATAAAACCTAATCTCTTTTAGTTATGCACATCTGAATAAAAAGAAAAGGGACTACCTTATTCACATAAGATAATCCCTTTGATATTTAAAGTCAATAGAAGTTAAATTTTATCCTTCGACCCCAAAGCAGATGTATGTACCCATCTTAGCTGATTTTGACGGAGTGTGTTTTACTTCAAAAGCACCGTCTTCGCCTTCAACTACAGCCTTGATGTACTTGCAATAGATATCGCCAGTATAACCTTTCTTAGTGTAAAGTTCCTTAGCGATTTCTTTGGCTTTAGTTTTAGTTTCAAAGTTCAAGAACAATACTTCACCAGTTGCAGGATTGATTCCCTGATAGCCAGTTTTGTATTTACGTTTACCTTTCTCGTTCTTGATGTCACGCACAGTATAAGGACGTTCACGAGTATCAGCAGAACCTGCTTCAAATGTGATAGAACATCCGATGCCAGCAGCAAACTTAGTATGCTTAGCCAGATACTCTGCTTCAAATTCCTTCAAAGCTTTCTCTGAAATAGGTTTACCAGCTGTCTTCCATGCCTGAGTTGCATCACGAATTACTTGGAAAGGTGCTTGTGCGATTGCTTCTTGTTTAGTATAACCTTTTACTTCTACGTTCTTAAAATTTACTTGGTTTGTCATAATTAATTGGAATTTAAACATTAGTTCATTGTCATATCTCTTTGTTATTGTATTACAAAGGTACTGCTTTAATAGTAAACTACCAAACAGTTCTAATGCAAAATAATCTAAATTTAATTCTATTAATCTGACCCTCCTTCGAGAGGAAAGCGTTACAAAGATACTACATTTCTTGTAACTACACAAGTAAATTGCCAACAATTAGTGAGTTAATAAGATTTAACTATTATCGTTTGGCGGAAAGCAAAATTCATTTTTAGTCATTTGCTCCCATGTGTCTCGACTTTCCTCGTAGAACTTGTCCACGATTTTGTCAGAGCGTTTCTCTATTAATCCTGCTGCCCATAACAGCTGGTGGAAACGCATATCGGGATGTCTCCTGGCTAATACTTCCAAACTATGAATTATAGCCATGTTATTCAAATATCTGTCATGTACCATAATTAAAATGGCGTTTCTGGCGTAGTAGGTTCCCAAGGAAGCTCTTTATCAAGAATTTCATTAATCTTAGCAACCATATCTTTAGCCGATTTTAAATCAAATGTCAAGAACTCGGTAGTGTTTCTCATAAAATCATCACATATAACTGCGAGACCTTTAAGAAGACCCTCCGAATTATGACTTTCTTTGCCCTGTCTAATCTTCTGGATTACTTGCCAAGTAGTTGCGTTAGGAGTTTTGTTCCTAGCTTGCTTAGTAAGAAAGCATATTAGTGATATTAAAGCGAACTTAGTTCCTATATCACAGGCCAGACATCCTAAACTGAAGTACTGCTTGTAGTATTCCTTCAAATCATTCATAGTAGGCTCATAGTATTCCATCAGCATCGTATCCATAAAGCTCGTAATATGCTACACGCCTCAACAATGTAGTAAATTCAGTAAAACCCGACAACATATGACCATTATTAACAGGAAACACTCCAGACCTAAAATCCGGAACTGTTGATACCACTAACATATTAGCCTTAAGTGTGGGCTTTGCCTTATATTCATTCTCTATGTACAATTTCAGCATCCACATATACATAGCCATTTGCCTAGCATAGTGATACTTATCAAAGCTCTCATGAAACTTAGTGAGATAATGTCCACTAGTCTTCAAGTCATTGAGAACTAATTCATTCGACTCTGGACTGTATGTAAAATTATCCAACTTAGCTTTTAGTTTGAGAACCTTACTAAGACCATTATGCTCAACAAGCACATCTATTAATAGTACAGACTCATTCTTGGAGATTGGCTTCTCTAATAAATAGTCTGGATTCAATAAGGATTGTATTTGTGGATTACATTCAACTGATACAATACATTCTCGTAGTTTGTCTCTAGATTTAGCATCAAGATAAATTGGAACCTTATCTGCAACATATTTGCTGCCCCACTCATAAGCTGTGCGTTGAGCATAATAGTTCTCGCATTTTATGCGCAGAGCATCCATTTTGTCTTCATCCATTTTACCTTTATAATAGCTAATCTTGTCAGACGCTACTACTATCTCATCCTTAGTAACAACACCATTAGCTATAAATAAAGGATACAGCTCATCAGCCATGAATCCGGCTTTAGCTGTTGGTCTATCTACAGACTCTACAAGAATAAAAGACTCTGGTTGCAGTACTAGTTCATGTACTGCCGAACCAAAGTACAGCGAATCGGAGTATCTTCCATCAGCACCCAGTCCTGCTAAATAAGCTTCTGGGCTACCTCCTTGTTCTGGGTTTATAAGCTTCAATCTAGAATTACTAATGTAATCAGAATAAGCTTCACTGAAATACTCCTCATCACTTATCTCAAGGAACTTGATAGTTTCAATTAGTGGTGTAATTTTAATGTCTTTAAGCATAACTCCTCATGAATTGATAAGCATCTATAATCTCATCTTTACATAAGGAGAATACTTTAAACATAGGAAAGTCAATAGTCCTTTCTGTATGCATTAATAATGCAGGCAGTCCAGAACGTTGACATTTTAGTACGTTACTTAAAGAATCGTCAATAAAGACATCCACTTTACCTTTAATCATATCAGCCTTATTACCGTGTTGGTAATACATTTGATAGACTGGTCTATCTGGGAATCCATTTCGTCTTAGCCATTCTTTAGTCCAAGTTTTATTGTTTACACGTTTAGTGCAATATAATTCCGGAACAAAATCAGGTCTGTTAACTACTTTGAGATTTAACCAGAAGTCTCTGTCCTTACTAAGAATACGTTGTACATTCCTAGTAATCATGCTATCTTCAAGCATACGTGGATTACTAGCTGTATCGAAGTACTCACAGTAAGCACCCCAAAAGTCAGCTAGACAATCGTCAATATCTAAACCTATTCTAAACATTCATTGTCATCTTGTACGACTAGAACTCTTCTATATCGTATATGTCACCAATAATTATCTCTTTGTCTTTAGCCATAGTACCTGCCAGTTCATCATAATCACCTGGAGGGTCTATGTCATAATCTGTAATGAATAAGTCAATAAACTTATCCTCAGCTTCTGTAAAGCTTCTAGCTCTTACCTTCTCTAGCCATAAATCACCGTCGTCCAGACTATAACAAGGCAGAATATAAGTGTTCATCAGCAGATATAATAATTAAATGATTCAAGATTTAGTAAGTCAAGATGTGAATATATCAAATTTGCCATAGGATATTCTAATCAAGCATTACTAAACAAAGAAAGCCACAGATTACTCCGTAGCCTTCTTAATAAGTTCATAAAAGAAATCTTTACTCATCATAACGTATTCTCCGTCAGAGCCCATGTTTACTCCCTTGTCAATCTGCTTGTTCCAGATTATTACTAAGGGTCTATCTTTACGACCACATGTTTTGATAATTTCAGCAATAGACGGTGTGTTCTTAGTACATTTACATTGTACGTAACATGGCAATTTGTCCTCGGTTTCAGCTATGTCAATTTTAGCATCGTCCAGATTCTTGGACTCACTACGAGATGACTTTAGGCCTTTATAACCAAGTCCTATCAATTCCTTAATAATCTTAAGTTCATAATTATTACCTTTACGTTTAGCATATGCACCGTTACGTTTCTTCGGTTTTACTTCTTCAGTGTTCTCCATGCCCTTTCAATTAAATTAAGTGTCTTCTCTCTACCATATTTAGCATGAAAGTCAGATATATCTTTAGCTCCATAAGACCTAGGAATGAAGATGCAGTCTATGTTAAACTTCTTTCTTATCTGGTTCATGTTATGAATGCCAGGCAAGTCGTTATCATAGAATACAACTATCTTCTTAAATCTTTTACTCAACTTCTCGAATTGAGATTCAGTTAAGAATAAATTCTCTGAATTAGGAGCTATTGCAGTAATTCCTAAAGAATATAGACACATAACGTCTTTCATACTCTTAGTAACTACTAACAAATCGCCTTCTGCCGGAAGCTGATGTGCTCCCTGTAACATGATAGACTTCCAGTTAGATAGAAACCGTGTAGTTCCTCTTTCTCTAAATGGAAAGTAGATTCTCCATAACTCAACCCCTTTATCGTTCTTACCACGATAATAGCCAAACATGGGATTCTGTGGACCAGTAGTGGCATAATAACTGCCATTTAAATAGATAGCTTTGCAAGAATAAACTCTGAATCTCTTCAGAATCTCCTTAGTAATGCCATATTGTGCCCACCACTGTAGTTCAGATTCAGTGAACTCTTGTACATCAGCTCTTATAATTGCAGGTCCATCGTCTTTAAATTCAGACTTACTTGCAACTATAGGCTTATTGCTCTTAGGTAATGTTTTATGAGTTATATAACCAAAGTCATTAGCAATTATTTGCAATGCCTTATAATAAGTACAACTATACTTATACATAACCACACTAATGAAATTACCATAGAACTGTCCGCTGAAGTCATTGAATATGATGTCTCCAGACGCATTCCTATAAAAGGAACACGTAGGAGAATTATCATTTCTCAACGGAGATTTAAACAACCCTTTCTTAACTGGGATTCCTAGATAATACTCAAGATAAGTTTCCTGAGTCTGCCTTTCAAGTAAATACTTCTTAGTAATTTTAGGTTCATATTCCAATACCATATTATTTCAATGTTTAATGTTTGAACCTTAAATTTACTAATTAATTATTACACTTCAAAGTCAAGGTCTGCATTATCTGTGGCTGCATCATTAGATGCTGCAAAATCGTCAGAACTTGTACCAGGCATATCAGTAGGGCCGTTACTCTTCTGTTTATTCATCTGACTGATTTCATAGTCAGAGAAGAATACTTTGTCTCCTAACCAGTTGTTAGAGATATATGCATCACCTGCTTTACTAATATTGACGAAATAAGGCAGACAAGGTTCGCCTTTCTTATTAGCAATCAGCTTCAGATTAGTATGCTTATTAACTGCATCCTTAGTGATGTCGGCAAATGTCTTTACCAATTTCTCAAACTCTTCCGGAAGGGCAAAAGTTTTAGTTTTAAATGCTTCATATTTCTTAGGAGCAAGTTGTTCTCCAATATGAGCTAACATAAATTTAAACTTCTCAAAGTTGGACGGACTTTCACGTTCAACTCCATTGTTAGAGCTTACTTGTCTTACATCATCTCCCTCTTTAGGACAGAATACTGTTTCTTCATAAACACCATTCTCATTCTCGAATGAAATTCTCATGGTTTTGTACACTGCGTCAGGGTCTTTCTTACCCTTAAACTCATTAAATGTTATTCCCTTGAAGATAACATCGTGGATTTCCCATGGTTTCAGTCTTGGTTTAATAGATGATGTACCGTTCGTGTTTGTTAAGTTGAAATTCATTGACATAGTTTATAAGTATTAAAGTTCAAAAGTTAATGGGTCAATCTCTTTAGCTGACTCATCTCCAATCTCTGTGTCTAACGGCAAATCAATGTTGTCGCTTTCATCTTCCAATACCTCTATGTTATCTACTTCAGGCTCTTCCGGCCTTTCAGCATTACCAACTAATACGAAGAGGTCGTCTTGACCTTTCATCGTAGTTACTGTAAATATATCTCCATACTGACGTAGCATGTCATTAGCTTTACCTCTACAGCTGACAGACAGACTCTTAGTAAGTTTGTTTCCACCTTTGGTTCCAAAGGCTTCATCAGTTCCTATAACGGGGAAAGTGATTCCGTCAATTTTCTGATATTTAATACTAAGTCTATCTTCCCAAGCAACTCCCATTAATTGGGCAGCTGCTTTATTAAGTATGTACTTGTTAGGGTCTAGGGTAATTTGCGGTTCAGATGTCTCTGGAACCTCTTCCTTGACTGTTCTAGTCTTTACTTCTTCTTTGACAATTTCCTGCTTTAGAGATTTATACTCTCCAGTAGCTGGGTCAAAGTCCAAAGTTAACAGCATTTTAACTATCATTCTCCGTATTCAAATTTATTGATTGTGTCAATCACCATCTTCATATTAGGTTCAACATATAAATCAGGGAAACATCCTGCGGTACTTCTACAAGTATCTGGACCAAGTGACCTTGTTCTGAATTTATAGTCAACCTCTTCATCATTTACAATCTTCTCTGCATACAGCAAATAATTAAACAGCCCATCTATATTAACAGACCTATCCAACATCTTTCCAGTAGTAAATAACTTATATTTAGGGTCATAGTCGTTACCATCATTCACAATATGAGATATGAACACTACAATTAAATCCTCTCTAAGAGTCATAGCCTTCATTATTAAATCATAATAGTGCTTTGCAAAGTCAATATGCTTATCAAACCCTTTCTCCGCACTTCTACACATTACCTCTTGTGAAAGAAGATAATTACTATCGTCAATTACTAAGACCTTAATCTCCGGCATTTTAACATTAACTACATTCATGATATTCATCACTTTGGCAAATTCATTGCTGAAATACCAATTTCCGACATAGTTCTTGTCTTTGTCCTGAGTTAGCTTCTTGTAATTCTTCCTAAATCCTGGAATTGATAATTGTTTAGGAGTACAGCTAATGATAAATGTCTCCTTTGGGTTTAAATACTGTAGGGAACTAGACTTACCACTTCCCGAAAATCCTCCAAGTCCTATAATTTGGCTCATTAAATCATAATGTTATGGTTACGCGTAAATCATCTTTCTTAGTTCGCTCTATCTCGACCTCCCTGTCTGGGAAATCAATAATAGTCCAATCTGGATTCTTATACTTATCATAATCATTGATTTCGGATGCAGATGGGAGTTCCTTAAAGATACCACATCTACCATAAAATCCTACACCAATGGCTACGTCAGACGCACCAAATCTATTCTTAAGAACCAATAATGATCTGAAACCATCCTTTAGCTCTTTAATGCAATATCCTCTATATGTAGACAATTTGCTTCTAAATGGATTAAATAATACCAATACTACATTGGCATCCTCACTCGGAGAACCACTCTCTTTTAAATCTGACAAATCAGGTTCTTGTAAGCCTTGTTTTAGTCGCTCTGCATTATTAGAGTTTCTATTGAACTGCATAATATTAATCGGAGATATCTTACATTTATTTCTAAATGAGACACCATATGCTGATATAGTATCAATCTCCTCTTTCTTGCTCCGACCTAACTGTGGTCTTACTAAGCCTAAGTGGTCAGTAATTACTGCGATAATTTGTTTTGGATTATTAAGTTCATAAGTATCTTCATCAACAAAGGTTCCAAATTTCTTTAAATCCTCTATGATTAGAGACTTATACTTCTCTGAATTGAGAGTGCCGTCATGTATTATTAGTCTGTCCTCTATAGATTCTAGCCATGGAATACATTCCTGTACTAACTCATAATCCTCATTAGAGAGTGTAGAGTCCTTGCCTCTAGACAATAACTCTTTAAAAGATATTTGTTTACCATATGTCTCATATATATGAAGAGAGAGCAATTTAGCAAGTAACTGCTCAGCACTCATCTCCAAAGAGAATATAATAAACTGAACATCCTTATCAGAATCAGAGTCCAGTAGAGCCTTATATATAAAGGAGTGAAGCACGAAACTAGTCTTACCGTTACCAGTTCCTGCGGCAATCAGGTAATAGGTCTCTTGAGTTAATCCGTCAATTATATGCTCCAGCTTAGGCATTCCAAGTGATAACCCTTGATTGTCACCTTCTCTACCTCTTTTGATAAGTTCGATTAGTCTGCTAGTATATGTCATAGTTCCGTCATAGTATCAAACACTAATTCTTCATATGTTCCATCTTTAAACTTCTCGATGCCTTCCCAAGCCTTAGACATTATAAAGTCAGCAATGTTGACATTTATCAGATTACATTTGTTCTGCTTAGCCCAATTGACTAACTCTATCACTCTTTTATGATTCTCAAGTTTCCACCCTATATTCTTGCCATATCTAAAGAACATATCTTCCAAAGTGTTAAACTTCTTAGACCAGTTCTTTAAACTATACTCCCTACCATTAATAATGACAATATCTGGGTATGCTTCCCAGAACTCTCCTCCCAGGTCTCCGGAATACTTTCTATAATTCTTAATGAAGTTTTCATTAAAGATTACAGATTCAGGGTCAAACGTCTGACCCTCTGCGGGAATTTTATACTTCTTAGTAATGACTCCCTTCACCTGTAGACTTAATAATACGTCTCTAAGGCGGGTTTTAGTTATTGGCATTCCCAGATATCGGATGAGGGAGTCTTTATGTCCCTCTTCTGGTTGTGCCAAGAATAGCAACTCAATCATTAACAACTCCTCAGCAGTAAGCCTATACTGCTCCATTATTAACAACTGATTCTCTATTGTTAAACTTAATTTCTCCAAGCGTACTGATTAATAAGTAAATAACTTACTAATCTATCAGCTGTGATACTTTGTTATTCTGATTTCTCAGTGTCCTCAATCACATAAGCTTCGCCTGCTACTTCGTAAGGAGCTATAAACTCTTTAAAGAGTTCTGTCTGCCTTGCTACCATAGCTTTGACGTCATAGATTCCACCTTCAAATTCAATTTCACCGTTTTCGTTGACACCACTAGCATGAATGATACTATCAAACGTGTTAGTAAGCATCACAAGTTCAAGCAATCTTTCAGTTGTCATGTAATTTTGACCGTTAAGGATTACAAAGATACGATAATCTTGTTACATTTCAAAACGAATCTACTTAAATTTCAGGCTCGTGATAAGACTCTGCACATCTAGAGGGCTACGCTCCAAATGCACAGACATTATGCAAATACGACGCTCTGAATGCTTCTCTAACAGCTCTAATAGCTTGACAGCATCAACATCAGTAGATACTGTCGAAGTTCTATCAGGCTGCCCTTCAGCACCTATGTTGCAATATAACACTCTAAACATTAGAACCTAAATATCATTTTAGTTTCTTTGTTCTTCTTAGGAGTAAATTCTCGCCCTTCTAGTAGATTTAATAAATCAGAATCGGCTATAGTGATATAATCCTTACTACCAGTACTCTTGCGAAACCATTCTTCTTCAACAGTTCCCTTGATTACTAAAGTAAAGACTTCCGCTACTTTATTCTCTGCCTTTCTAATAACTCTACCTATTCTCTGCGTCTTAGACGTAGGACTGGAATCATATCCAAGAATAACGGCTACTGACAGTCCTGGTATGTCAGCTCCTTCATCTAACATCTTAGAAGTATTAAGTACTCCCACAGATGCTGATTTAAACTCCTCTAAAGTCATCCTTCCCTTCTTCTTAGTTTCCTTACTAGATAGTACCTTACCATACTTGATTTGTTCGGCAATCTTGATTGTCTTACTAAAAGTAATACATTTCTTGTCTTGCCTATGCTCAAGTATCATATTTGTAAGTTCTATCTTTTTAGGATGTTCATAAATGAACTTCTTCCTTGCCTGTAAAGTCCTATTGAAACCCATAGCATGAATTAGAATGGTCTTATTAAGAGCTTTCCATTCATCTGGTTTCTTGTCAAAGTCGGGAAGCATAGTTTTAGCTAGCTCAATTCTCTTCTGCCATTTAGTAGCACAAGCCATAGCAAGTGTAAAATCATGACCGAAGAAAGCAAAATGCTCATAAAACTCTCTATTTAACTCATAGTATTTGTCTAGATTGTCTACTTCTACCATGACTTTGTATTCTCTGTAAGGAGATAGCCAGCCTCTAGCAGTAGCTTCACTAACATCTACTCTATCAACTACTGGACAATACTTCTTGATATAACTATCCTTACCGTCTAGTCGTTCCATAGTTGCAGTTAAACCTAGAATTATTTTATACTTGACTACTTCAAATACCTTTCCAAACAGGTCGGAAGCATATTTATGACATTCATCAAGTACTAGCAAATCACATGTCCACTCATGTTTCACAACAGAGTTTATTATTAGTACCTCGTACACCATTGGGACTTGCTGCTCTGTTAAATCACTAAGCCATTGTCTCTGTAGTGCATCAGTAGGTACTACTATTATAATTCTTCTACCAGGATTCTTAGCCAAGAATCTTTTCATACACATAATGGCAGTTCTAGTCTTACCGAAACCGGTACAATAGACTAAAGAACCACGCAACTTATTATCTACCCAACGTTGAACACCAATTGCTTGGCGTTCATCTCTGCTTACGTTTCCGAATAAGTCTGCCACTTGTTATAGGCTAAGCCCTTAATTAATAACTCATTTGAATCTATTACCTTGAACCCTGTTATTTAATATTAGTAAATTCTCACAAGTTACGTTAAGCAGCTTATACCTACTACATAGTAATCTGGATTAACTGTGGTCAGCATCCAGAGTACATTATAAAGTATAGCCTTTAGCATCACATACTAATTTAATTTGGTTCTTGCGAGTTTCCCATTGAGATATATGGAACTTCACTTCATCTTCCAAAGAATACAAGATTCTATTTCTAAGAACCTTTAATTGGTCAGTAGTTAGTTCTGTATACTTCTTACTCTTCAAATTAACCATAGAACGAAGCTGTGAATAGCTAAGTCCTTTAGGAGTAACACAAAGAGGCATTGTGGGCTTCAGACCTAGTCTTTCCTTCACCACTTCAATCTTATCTCTTATCTGACCTGTCTTAGGGTCTTTCTCCACTAAGTCCTTGCTCTCTTGAGCAGTGAACCATAGACCTTGCTTGAGAATAAATGTAAGAGTAATGTGTTGTTTGTTGAACTTTCCCAGTCTGTCCAAACAACCTTCGCGTACTGTCTCTGTTGGAATGTCTCCAAACTCTTTAGGACAGCCGCACATAGTTCCTTCGATTGGATACTCTTTCGGGTCTATACCGTCCTTATTAATATCCAAGAAAGAGACTAACGCCTCTAGGAACTTAAACCTTGGCATATGCTGCTCCTGTTCTAACCAGCGCAAGAACAATTCTGCGTTACAACGCTGACGCTGGTCTTTAATAATGTCCAATAGAACATAACGACCAGGATAGTCCTTGTTAGTATTATAGAGCATAGAATCACAATGAGCATAGAAACCACGAAGTTCTTCTTCAGTACAATCAACCAAGCGTTTCTCCTCTTGTACTAGAACTCCATTTACTTCTTGCTTACGACCCTTCCAAATGAAAGAGTTGATGTCATTATTCTTTCTATCGATAGCTGATGCCAATTTCTCTCTGAACATAGATATATCATATTAATTTTAGATAATGGTCTAATCTCGTTAATTTAGATAATCTTTTACAGTATAATCTCACCTTCTGGTGGTTTCTCATAAACAAAGTCTTCGAAATATATATCGGTATATTTATACTTCTCAAAGGAGTCAGTGATGGGATTATACCATGTGTCTTCCCCTGCATATACTTCCTTACATTTCAAATACCCGATGTCACCAACTCTTAAGAATGGACCTTCCCAGTTAGGACATCGGGTACACATTTTATATGTGCCGTTTGACAAATCTTTGAATGCATAGACTATATAACCACCAGCATCTTCCTTACTAGCTAGTAATTCAACGCGTATGGTATATTGAATCATCATTCCGAGCCCACCAGCTCATTTTGTCGTTTATTAACCCCACCGTCTTTATAATGCACACAACCATACTTGGCGAAATCACAAACACTGCGCTCAATACCGCTGAAACAGGGATATCTAGAACAGTCTTTGCAAGTTCTCTCGGGGTATTTGTACTTTACTCCATCTCTGTCCTTATCAAAACTGTCAGATAGTTTGTTCGCCATGTTCCGAATAGTAGTTTGCCAAGAATTTGCTATTTAATCAGTAAGGCTAATAATAAGCCTACACTGATAGCAAATCCTCCTATTGACAATGTAGTTAATCTCTTGTTCTTTTTGTTCATCTTAGCTATCTGCTCCCGTTGCTTACTAATAGCTTCATCATACATCTGCATTTGCAATTCTGCTCGTGCTAGTTGTTGAAGTCTTATACTATCAGTTTTAGCATAGTTAGCAGTTAGTAATTCATAAGATGTAAGCTGTTTATTGAGTTCAAACCTCTCTAGCTTAAGCTTCTTATGCTCCAGAAATATAAGGTTACTAGCCTTTAATTGCTGTGGAGTAATCACAACTAATGAGTCATCTACCAGCTTGGGATACATATTCTGCGAAGAAAGATGCATCGGCGGCAATAGACTGATTAGTAATATCAATAAGCTCCTTTTCATACCAATTATTAATAGTGTCTATCTTACCTTTAGAATTGGTAATGACACTAATTAGACTGTCGTTAGTAATTTCTAACTTCCTTACTTCCTTATTGAGCGAGTCTATAGCTTGCTCATATTTAGTGTTGTCAGGAATAACTACTGTGTTTCTATCCTTGCAAGCCCATGCTATACCAAGGCATATAGCAGCAGCAATCACACCTCCAACGAAAGCATCCTTAAATTTCATTTCTGAGACTGATAGTAGTTATAGATATCATAGATAACATCCACTCTATCATTCTTAGAAGTTAATAAGGTATCCAAGCATGTACGTTCTTCATCAGATAGTGATGCTTCTAGTTCGACCATTTTACGTCCTTCTTCATAGATAGCCTTAGCTGTATCATATCCTTTCAGATACTTGCCAGGGCATTGTTTGAAGAATGCTACTTCCTGGTCAAGAAGAGCATTAACTACACCACGGTTAATCAATCCGGGGTCAGTACTGTACAGAGCATGATTATGTAGTTTACGAGCCTTACCAAGAGCTATTTGAACTCCCATATTCTCATCAAACTCATCTTCTGGTTGACATACAGATACGCCAATAGACAGACATTTATCACTTAAGAGTGCATCTTCATCCCAGTTCTCTGTATCTGGGTCAATTTCAGCACATACTTCTTGTGACAATGCAACCATTACGAACTTACGTTCCATGCCAGTAAAATCAACAAAACTGTCAACTCTATACTCAACTCTTTCTTTCATAAACTTGTAGATTAAATGTTTCTAAATGTAATCTCTCTAGATAAGTTAATCTGATTATAGGCAATTACTTGCGACCTAGACCATTATAGAAATCAAGTATTGCATTCTCTTTACGAAGCCAAGTAGCCTGTTCTTTAGCCATATCAAGAATAGTACGACTAATAGATTCTTCTTCTACTTGCTCTTTAACTAACATACCTTCATCCTCATCCTCTCCATTCAACCATTGGAATGTAGCCCAATCACTCTCTTTTTGAGCTTGGTCTACAATCTTATTAATACCACGAGTAGTCTCAATCTCCCTATCTACTGTGGCAGCAAAGGGCATGACTCTATCAGTGATTTCAACATTAATGGCTGGAACAGGCGGATATTGGAACAGAGCATCGTTAGTGGTTAGATATTCAAATATCCAAGAATGATGCAAATATTCTTCCCTAGCACGACCTCTCCAGTAAATACCTAGCTTTGGTAACCCTTCTACTTCAAAGTAATTGGCAAAGGTCATATACAGAGCATGGTTGGCAAGTTCGGCTGACATCTGTTTTACCAACATCTCAACCATTACAGTTGATAGTGGGCAAACACGTCTAGACTTATCAATCACCTGCTCTGTATACTTCATAGTAGGTTCAGCGCCTACGGTTTGAACTCCTTCGCTTGTCTTCTCCTGTATTGGATTTCCGTCTTTGTCTAGCATTCTCACGTTCTAACACTTTAAAATTGTTGTTCATTAAATAATCTAGGGGAGCTGCTAGCCAAGTAATATACTTAGCACATGTAATCTCATCGTCGACTTTAATAAACTGCGATTCCCTTACCTTAATAGGCTTATCAGTAGTATAGAACTTAGAACCTACACATTCTACCCTATCCTTCCTAATGAGGTATAGTTGTACTTCATATAGAAAGGAAGGATATACTGTTAGTTTAACGTCCCCAGAATGGTAGACAGTCGGGGGCGTAGGTTTTGCCATTCCAAGAATATTTAGTAACCTGGGACTTCTCTGTCTTATATTTACTTAATAAGAAAGGGATGTCAGATTGAATACATTTATGGCTAAATGTGTTCTTTGGTATAGGTTTGTTGGTCTTTGGATTCATTTTACCAGTAGTAAAGTTACCACCCTTTACATACACGACCAGAGTTCCAGGAATAGGAATAGATTTGGCAGGAGCCGGCCATTGATAACTTGGAGCGGGGAATCGTCTATAGCGTTTCCACAACTTACGTTCTTTAGGAGTTTTACTCCACACACTTGGGTCACGTGGTGTTACAGACGGCTGTCTTAAATGCTCTGCCACCATGAAAGCATCATCGGTCAAATCCTTGATTCTTAGTCTTTTGAATCTCTCCTCTGGAGTCTCTTTGATAGTTTCCTTCTTCATTACTGATAAGTTTAATGAGTTAAATATTAGTTATTTACCACGTTTGGTATAAACTGCCCCACAGACATTACATTTATAAAGCCTGTTGTCATAATCGAACAGCGTGTGAGTAGTATCTCTACCACACCTTGCACAATTCATTAACTTAACAGATTCATACACCTTCTTCGGCTTATGAGGTGCCGTACCTTTCTTACGTGAAGCCATAGCTTAAATTCCTTTAGTTAACTCTTCTAATCTAGTTACTTCTTGTTTGTAATCTTGAATATATTCTTTCAGAGACATGGCATCTGGGTGCTTACACTCTATTCTATAATCCGCTATTCTTTGAAGACATGCAGATATGGGAAGTCCATAACCAATTACTTTAAACTCCTGACGTTCTCCGTCCTTAGATTTAATAGTCTTTAGTATAGATAGGTCCCAGAAGTGTAAATTGTCACCTACAGATTCCATTCTAAAGTCAGCTTCTTCAATAATCATACTTGATTATCCGTAAAGTTAGTATTAGTTTAATCTGATTGTTCTTCTAATACCTTACCTATTAGCCATAAGTATAAGAATGGTGATATGACTGGACATGTCATCCACCAACCTACATCCTCCTCTACGACTTCCCAGAAGTATTCTTCATCCAAGTCGTAGTATGCAAGCATGTAGTTCAGTACAATGTTTAGTAAGTAAGACACACCATACAGTGCGAGCACTATTAATATTACAATCACAATTTCTCTTTCTCTACTCTAAATTGACAACATAGTTTCTGCAACTCGAGTATGACGGGTTCTAAGGTACTAACACCCTTAACCAACACTGCTCGTTGGTCTACCGTCCTTCTAGCTAAATGGGATTGGACGCTGGAAACAGCATCTTCGTATCTCTTCTTAATAAGGTCTCTATTCTCGAAATACTTGGGAATTTTACCATGCAGATATATTAAAGCATCTAATGCCTTAATAAGTTCCTTATGGCTCATAGAAGTAGATATTCTGTCATAAATAAATACATATCTATCAACTCCGTCTGGAATGATATTTATATATTTATCAGTTTCAGTTCCTTCTCTTCCTACATGGTCTGCTAACCTCACAGTAGCAGAGAATCCGTTCAATGTGTAGTACTCCGAATCTCCCTTATAATTAGTAGAAGTAAATCCCTTCCTCTTCAGCCATGCTTTTAGTTTGCTCAACCCTCTCATCTTGTTTAATCTTCTTTTCCACCTTTCGAAATATCAAGTCTTCGTCAAGTGGACATCTACACTCCATAGTACAGTCACTGGCTTTAAAGTAACAGCCAAAGCACGCGCAACCACTGTCAACGATTTCTACCGGACTGCCGTTTACAGTGATAAGGTCTCCTACCTGTAAAATGGGTATTAATTCATTGTCTTCGTACTTAAATTTCTGCATATCTAAAGTTAAAAAAGAAGGGCCAAACCCAGACAATCACTAGAGTAGACCTTACCTCATTAGAAGTAAAGAATAATCTAATAACTAATCTGAATTTGACCCTAAACGGCAGTACGAATATCGTTCTGCGCGATTAGCACTACATTAAATATAACGTAGCCTAAAGTCCGTTATCATAGATGATAACAATAATACCAAGGATTGGCATTAGGTGTGTTGCTAGGAGCAACGAAGAAGAGCCTACACCCCCCCCTAGTGATATTCTGGCTGGAATGTCTATTCCATAACCTATCACCATACATAAGAACTATTCAAAGTAGTCTGGGAACTTATCTTTTAATATTTCAGATATGTCCACGCCAGTCAGTTCAGCCATAGATAATTCTTCCAACATTGCGTCTTCAGAATCGTCTACACTACCGTCAGCGCTATCAATAAGATTGAGCAATAATTGAGCTTTCTCATCAGTCAGCCCGTCTTGTGCCCATTTGCTTACTACTTCTGCAAAGAACTCATCGAACTCGTAAGAAGTCTGCTCATCTTCATCAGCGATTACATTCTTCTTAGCAAACAGTTCTTTGATGTCTTCATCTGTAATAGTTCCGGCTTTATCATAAGCCGCGTTCAATGACTCTATAAGAGAGTCTTGTTCATCGAATGTCATTGTTGTTAACAATTAATGTTAAGAACATGTGAATAGTCTATTCACACCAACCCTCAAGGGCTTAAGATAATGTATGGTAATCAAATCACCATTACAGCAGTGGGGACTGCTTAAACAGGCATTTCACTCTCAATTATGCCTGTGGTTATGTTAGAATAAAGAAATTCACTTCTTCCAGGATATGAATAGATATTCTCCAACTAAGCCAGGATATCCTTCTTTATCAATAACCTTAACGAAGAATCGTTTATCTTCGTAATATTTAAGGATTTCATCCTTGGCTTTAGCTACATCATCATTCAAATCCATAACAAGACTAAAGTAATTGTTCTCACTCTTAGCCTTAATAAGTTGGTCAGTAGTATCTAGAAACCTCTTAATTAGAGTTTCTTGTGTCACCACTTCATTGTAAGTGGCAACTGAATATGCCTCGTCCGCATTCATAGATTCACCTTCCAACAATTTACCAAAATTAAAGATATTCTTCATAATAACTAATAATTGGTTTGTGGTCCAGACGAGATTCAAACTCGTGACCTTCCCTTTAGGAGAGGGACGCTCTATTCTACTGAGCTACTAGACCCCTTTACGTTATACGTTAATACTCCCAGTATGTCTGCCTTTTATTTTAACAGAATTAGCATCGATGTCTCCTTGTACATTACCACCAACCTCAATACTGTTAGCTTCTATAGAACCTCCCACATTGCCTTTAACACTATTACCATGTACAGTAAATGCGTCTCCGTCAATATCACATGTGTTGCAGTTAAGTTCTTTTACATTACCAGTAAAACTGATATGTACACTATCCTTATTCGTTTCAGATATTAATTTACCATTTACGCTTGATTTGTGAGATAGTGATATTGTCCTCTTCAATGTCATAGGACTCATTATCAATAAATAACTTATTCATGATTCTTTTTATCCAGTTCATCTTCCTTCGTAATACTTAATCAGTTTATCAAATGCTTCAATCCTAGCATTGTGACCCTTCTCGTCATCGGGAGTCCACCAAAATGCCTTACCATACCTGTCTTTAGGCGCACCTAAAAACTCTCTATTGAACTCGGGGAACATGGCAACTATATCACATTCATCGTAGATGTTGATTCCTCGTTCGGTTCCAGCCATAGCATGTTCGATACAAAAGCACATTCCCCAGTATTCTGAATGGTCTTCAAACAGCTTCTTAGCTTTTAGTAAGATAGCATGCTTATTGATTCTTTCTGTGTACCAATGGATGAGCTTATCAAAAGCTACAAGCCTATGTTTCTTCTCATCTACTGGCCACCAGAAGACAAGTCTAGCCACTTCTTCTTGTTTGACATTACCTCCTAGAAACTCTGGATTAAACTCCGGAATTAGTGTTACTAATTCATTATAAGAGGGAGGTATTCCTTCTTTAAACACTCCGTTGAATGCTTGCTTCATATAGTGGCACATACCACCATTCTTATCACTACCTGGCTTTGTATCTTTATCATACAAGTCTTTAGCAGTCTTTAATCTTTTAATAATTTCTAAGTTAGTCATCTCTTTCCTTATTAAGTTAGTAGTCCCAGGCAGAGTCGAACTGCCATTTCAGGTTCCGTAGACCAGCGTTCTATCCATTGAACTATAGGACCATACAGGAAGCAATTCCGATTTAACGGCCGCCCTTGCCAGTATCACGTACTGGGCTTTTCACGTGGACGGTCTGTCAGCATAACTCACAGTATTACTTACATGCTTCCTTTAATTTTAGCCTCTTCCAGCGCAAGAGCACTTATAGTCACTCTTCGCCATAGTACATCAAGTATAGCACCTGCTGACGCAAACCATATCTACGTGTAACCACGTTAGCTTCCGCTCTCATGGAAAGCGCAGCATTGATACTCCTCTTGAGTTTATCGGCATCAAATAGCAAACCAGTCACTCCTACTAATCCATTAGGCTCATCAGCGCAGATGTAATCTACTGCTTCAAAGAGCTGGGCTTTAGTTTCAGAGCTGTTCACCTTCTGCCATTTCTTTATTTCTTTCTCAAAGTTCATAATCAATTAAGTGCTTCAAGTTCTTTAGCTAATTCTTCCAGAGATTTGCCTTCGAGTTCAGCGTCTTGTTTCTTAGCCATAAGGTCAAGAATCTTCTGACGCTTAGCTTTCTTCTCACTTTCAAGTAGACGGTCTTCCTGTTCTTGCAACTTAACATCAATAATGTGTTTTGCAATATTGAATTTCAGTTCAAGTTCGGTAGTGTCTTTAGTCCGGGTTTTGATGAAGCTTTCAGTTTTAGACTCTTGCAATTTCTTGTTAAGAGCAATTGCAATATTGTCAAGTTGAATTAAGGGTAAATCCCACAAGTCTTCAACAGAAAGAACTCCACGTTGCGTGTTAAAACGCAATTTCATTCTAGATGCTTTCTCAAACATAATTATAGCATTAAATTGTTAATACGTTTATATTCTTCAAACACTTTGTCCTCTGACTCTTCTCCCCACATACTGTGAATGAGAATACCATAAGCACAAGGCTGGTACACAATAGGGTCTACTGTCTTCTTAGTGATTGTAACCTCTGGATTGTTTAATTGACTAGGAGGGCAAGCTACAAATAGCTCATTTCTACCTATCTTAACAGCATCAAAGGAAACTATGTTAGGGTAGCCAAAAGCCTTTACATCAGCAGGAAGGCCGGGATTCTTGTTAATTATACTAGACAGCCTGAGTGTGCCTTCTATATCAGGGCCAATAACTATGTGATTGTGTGATTCTATGTATTTCTTCAGATTGTTCAACATAGTTTCACTGTCACTGTATCCGTAGTTAATACCTGTAACATAATAATACGCCCCATTAGCATACTCCAACCCTAAATCAGAGAACATTGGTCCTTCACCATTAAACTTGCGCTTAACTTTTATGATTTCTCTAATATTACGGTCAGGAATCACTCCAGTGTATTGTTTTAGCAGCCCTTTGACAAGTTTATACTTCTTACAAACATCATCAAATTGTTTAGAGCCAACCAGAAGAGTACTCTCTCCGAATACCTCTCTTGCACGCTTTACGAAACTAAATAAGTTTTTAGCACGCATGGCATCCAGAGCTATCTGATTATATTCCGATATTTTAGCTTGCAATAACCTAGCATTCTTTGAGCTATCTAGCCCAGCATCAACCAACGTGTTGTATTCTCTTACTAATGTATCTTTATCAGGAATATCAACTGATGTCTTGGAAACAGAACGTAGATATTCCTCCATACATAAAGCAAGAGCCATAGCTATGTTGGACTGAATAGTCATCACCGGCACGTCAACCACTTCTGGAGTTATAACTTCAGAATCATTGCGTTTTAGAAATCTAAACATCAGAAATTGACTTTTAAAGTTCTACTAAATGTTCCGTCCACTTTAACAATAACGGAATTACGCATAGTAGATGAGAATCCTAATCCACTCAATTGATGTTCTTGGTAAGGAGTCTTCATCTTATCAGCTAGAACCTCAAATACCTTACGGTGAGGAGTTAGCTCACTGTTAAGATATTCGTTAAAGAATCCACGAACAGGCTCCGGATTCTTGCAATCGTCCAACATAAAGAAGTAATGTTTATTACCAATACCCTGCTCATCCCAATAATTGGGAGACAGCATCATCACGTTCACCTTATGGAACTTGTTAGTATCAATATTCCATAGGCTTACTGACGAATGGCTAGTACTGGGTATTAGCTCTCTTATTTGGATGCCTTTAGATTTACTGTAAGTAATCTCGGCAACCATGACATTCTCTTTATGTTTAACGGGTTTGTCATAGACAAATTGTCGGACTTCTCCATTGTGTTCTATTTCCAATGTAAATCCTGTATCAACAGATTCTCTACAATGAAAGTTATTAACATACACAACATACTTACCTTTAAGCATCTTGCGTTCGTTAACCCATATAATGTTCTCAACGGGTTTGCGAGTTTTGCCATATTCGGCATTTTCATCCACGTCTAGCTTACCACCACTTCTGCCGATTCTGTTAGAATAGTAGATTTCGTTGTATGAAGGTTCAACGACATGCAAATCCAAGTCATCATAGTTAGACCATGCCAACGAACATCTTAAGAACCCTTCAGTCTGACCACCAGCAGCTCTTACTTTCTCTTTAATAGAATCAGCTACTCCTCCATTATATGTCCAAGCAAAATTATTCGGCCATTTAAACAGATTCTTAGCATCCTTGTTAACAGGAGCTGTAAGAGTTACTAAGTTATTGGACAGTCTACTTTCCATTAACACTTCTATGTTAGTGGCAGTAGGTACCACATTAGCAACGAAATTATCAATGCTAATTTCAGTTAACTTGTCAAACTTCTTAGGATTGACTTTAGTGTCTGCGGCTAGTTCTTCGAATATATTTCCAGCCATTACCTTCTTGGCATCACGATTAGCAAATATAACATTGTTGACTGTTATATCCTCTAAGGCAGCATGTCTACGAGGTAGAGAATCCATAAGACCTAGTTCCTGCACTTTCTTCTGTGCTTCCTCAATCATTCTTTTAGTAACAATTGACTTAGGTCTTTGATAGTTCTCTGGAGCCATGATACGTTTGTATGCAGTCACACAATCGTCCAGTTCAAGTCCTGATGATATATTTACCAACAATGTACCAATTGCCGTATTACGAATGCGTGCACATCCTACACGATTGAAGTTTGCCCAACACCAGTTGTCTTTCTCTTCATCAGGTAATGAATCATAGTGTCTTTTACGACCCAGGAATACACTTAAGTCATTTTTAAACTGTTCTCCTCTATATAAAGCATTCTGACCTATTAAGTCCAGAACTGTTTCTATAGAATCGACAGTTAATTCCTCCAGTGCACGTTTGAACACTTCCTTAGTTGTGCGTAAAGTTCCCATTACAGCAGATATGGATTTAGTTCCTGCATATACCAACTGACTTGGCATATGATAATAGAGATGATTCCAGGTAATTACTTTAGGACCTTGCAAACTGTCAATATAGGCATTGTTTCTATCAATTCCTAGTTCATAATCACGAGTGATAAAAACATCTACAACTGGTTTTGATTTCACTAATGCATCGAGATTTCTAGCTACAGTAGCAAAAGGTTCATCCAACTGTAGGTTCTCCCACATGGTTACTACTTTATTGTCTTTAATGGCGACAACTCTACCATAATGTCTGATATAATGTTTACAATTGTTGCAATTATGAGACTGTCTCTCTTCCTCCGGAAAGGAATTAAGGTAACAATCCCATAATGCGTCCTTGTCTACATTAGTCAGAAAGAGCATGTCTGCACCAGCAGCTAGTTGATTAAACTGCGCATGGACTGCTCTTTTAAACTTGACAAATTCCATAATCTTATAAAGGTTTAATATTGTCGAATATATTGTCTTCGGCTTCTACTCCCCATTTAGAGTGAATCATTACCCCTATTGGAGTTACTTGAAATACAAATGGGTCATTATTGATAGGAATAATCTTCCTTTCCGGAACTGTAAACTGCATCGTTTCATTCATTTCTTCAATAGGAGCGGCAATGAATAAGTCAGCACTGCTACATTCTTTTGAATCAGCAATGTTCACATCATGTGCCTTGGCTTTATTAAGGATATGAAAGAATGGATATGCATTCATTCTAGCCTTATTTCTACTCAAATACATAAGTCCAATATGGGAAGGTTCCTGCCTAATGAAGTACCTTCCAACCGGATAGGACATTCTATCAATAGGCATAGGGTGAGTAGCAACTTGCATACCAGTAACATACCGTAAAGGTGAACCGTTTCCGCTATAGTTAACATACTCATTTGCTTCAAGTGCTTGAGCAGTGGCCATTACCTTAGAGATTTCATCAATGTTCTCGTCAGGCACAGAACCTTTATAAGCTGATAGTCTTCCAACAACTAATCCATACTTAACATTCAGATTAATGAAATCCTCCTCCTTAAGTATCAATGAGCCAGGGAAATGTCTTTGCAAAAAGCTATAACATTTTAAGACTTTAAGGTCCTCTTCCGAAGTGATAGCATCACCTACTTCTTTAGAATTAGTAAATCCTAAAGCTTTCAGTTTGACAGCCTTATCAACTAGTTGATGATTCGGATTCAGACCCTTAATAGTCTTCATGTACTCTACAGCCATTAGAGTATAAGCTAATTGCACTTCTTGGGCTGTGAATCTCTTTGTGCCTACAGACGTATCTGTAGAAGGACTAAAATTGTTCATAATTACTTTTGTTTAACTGAACCTGGTCTGGTAGTAGCTCTCTTAAATGAATCAGATTGCTTATCCCACCAAGCCTGTCGGTCTTTAAGACGTTGTACTTTCTTCTTGTATTTCATAGGTTTATCCTATTTCGTTACTAGCATTATAAGCAAGCTTATCAGCTTCCTTATTATATTCGTCATTTGCATGACCTTTACACCACTCAACAGACACTACTTTATGCCTGTTCACAGCCTTATCAAGACGTTCCCACAAATCAGTGTTGGCTTTCCTCTTCCACCCTTTAGTAAGAGTTCCTACAATATACATAGAATCTGTTACTATTGTAATTTCAGAAGGTTCCTTTATGGATTCCAGGGCAACTATGGCAGCCATTTGCTCCATTCGCTGATTGGTGCTGTTCTTATACATCTTACTGTATTGGAATATCTTCTTGTCATCCTCTAAAATGACAAAGCCTATTCCCCCTTGATTTCTCGCAGGAGAATAGGCACCATCACAGTATATTCTGTACTTATGCGTCGGCATTAGGATTCTCAACAAAATCCTCATCATCCTCATCTTCTTCAGTTTCGGATATGACATCCTCATCAATAAGATGCTTAACCCACATACCTAAGATAAAGATGACATAGAATTTGTCTTTCTCCTGTTTGTAGTTAACCTTGTCAGAGACTTCATTAACTACATCTAACATTGTGAACTCCTCTTTAGCCATAGCATCATCAGCTATAGCAGACATTTCTTCTACATAAGGTCTAGCCTTCTGCATTGCTTCGTCAAAACTCTTTACTAAGGCTATGCCTTCATCACCTCTAATTTGCATAGCAACAAATAGAGGTTGTTGCAATTCATTTCTAAAGAAGCCCAAATAGAAAGCTTTCTCTACATTTCCGTTCACGAAGTCATTGAAAGATTTAGCTTTCATTACTTCTTCTACTTTGAAATCAATTTCTGATACGTCTCTGATTTTGTCCATAATGTTATGATAGCAACCCACCAATCTTCTCGGCCATGGCTGTTGCTTTGTTAGAAACTGCTTCAAGGTTTGCAGCTTCAGTTTGTAATTCGATAATCTCTTGTTCTCTAACCTCTTTCTCTGCTTGAGCTTTAGATGCTACCTCTTTAAGATTGGTAACAGCTTTCTCAAATACATCAATAATCTTAGCTGATTCTTCGGCTAGTGAGGTACTTGTTACTTTAGCCGGTTCGGCTGATTGTTTCTTTCCAAACATCTTATAGGATTAGAATTACAGGGTTCAGGGTGAGCGGCTGTCGGGAATCGAACCCAATCTATCACTTGTGCGCATACTAAAATTAGTGATGTGCCCTCCTTTACACTACAACCGCATGGAGCAGTGGTTAGAATACTAATAGTCAAACACTAATAGTCATTCCTAAAGAGGTGTTCTGCAACCACCCCACAGTCAGCGCTAAACTGCACGTCTTATTACATACGCTCAACTCTGCTTTAGTTGTCATCGCTGGACTTTATTTAACCCAGATTCCAGCCTGGTCTATACTCGTTTCCTTTTAAGCTTACCACACTTAAGGCATACTAACAGATATCTGTTACAGTCAGTATAGCTAGTCTTAGCTATTATACTCCATTCATGCCTACATGCTCGCTTCTCTAGCCATTTCTTGAATAGTTCTTTCATAATCAATTCGTTTTACTAATGGATATAACTGTCCGTAGCCGTGATTAACTGTTATATACCTAGAAGTCATGGAGAGACGGTAGTGAGCATTGTTAATTTCGTTAGTAAGATACTCCATAGGTACAGGAGTTACTCCGTCACTGAATGTAACAGTTATGCCTGCTTCTACACTCTTAGTAAGAGCATCTAAGCTACTTTGAATTTCTGCATATCTAGGATTAGGAATCTGCTCCGTCTCTAAATGCATAAAATGCTTAGATGTTTCACCTATATAACCTCCTTTGCTACATGGAATCGGAAGATAAACCCAGTTGTTATCAAACTTAACAGCTTGTTCATAAGCATGAGTTCCAGGTCTAAAGAGTTGCTGGTACGTATCGACTTTAACTACTTCTCTAGTCCCAGGAATTCTACCCTGCTTGCCGTCTAACCACCACCTTATATAGTCACGAGCATCACGTACATGATATACTGGCAACTCAACTGGAGTACCATTAACCATACACCAATAATGACCTAGCAACCTCGGTCTATAAAAGTTAGAGTCTGTTCCATTGGAGTCAGGATTAGAATTGGCAAATCCATAACAGTAATCATAATAGTCTGCTGCTTTATGAGGTTTAGCAATCTTACCAAACTTGGGCAAAGCATGATTCCTGTTCTCCTTCCATTGCTTGGTGCTAATGTTATATCGACGACCCTTAGGAGTCTGTTCAACAGATTGTACTAATCCATTATCATCAACTCTAAAGAAAGCTTGTCTCCATCTATAATCGGTGAAGTAGTCGTCTAGGTATTCAGTTTTGTCAGTATTCTTAATTGGCTTAATCCACTCATTCCAGGCTTTGGCTAGCTCTTTATAAGGCTTACCTACATACTTGGCTATGAATTTCACAATCCTAGACTCTTTAACGTATCCATAACCGTGGTCCCAAGCTATATGACAACTTTTGTCTAATACCTTTCTACCATATCCTCTCTGCGCTGCTACTTCTTTAGACACTCTCAAATTGAAATCAGCATCAAAATCAGCTAGCGTCACTTTAGTAAGGTGTCTAGGATAGTAACTTGGATTACGAGTATGCTTGCTTTTACGTTTATACTCTTTCCTATGACCAAGTTTAAGTCTTCGTTCACTCATGTTATAGTATTTTAGTTACTTTACCAAATACGGATTTGGTCCACCCATGATTGTTACCTATAAGAACTCCTCTGTCTCCCTTAGCTTTGACTAAGTGAGTATAGTATCTACCTTTAACTTTGCAGAATACTATATCACCTACATCGCTAAGATTTATAGGACTCAAGACATGCTCTTGGCCAGATTTGATTAGAGGAGTCATAGAGTTTCCCTTCTCTGAGGTTCTGAAGGATTTTCCTTCGGTCAGTAGTTTCTCCTTGTAATGCATCGGCTTTAGACATTAGATATACAAAGTTTAATCTCTCTTCCATGGTAGAACCATTACTTATTCTTTCAAACAAGGTTAGTTCTTGCCCATTTTTGTAGTTATAGTAAGATATCAACTCATTATATCTGGCAGTTTTACCATTCAACGAAGCTATAGTCATTGGATATCTTCTTAGCACTACTCCCCTATATAAATCAACAAGTTCACCCAATGAGTTGGCAATCTTTAATAACCTAACTACATTGGGTGAACCGTGTTTCTTGTACCTAATAGCATAACTCTCCAGAGCAGCATCCCAATCATGGAATACATGTTGAGCTTGAGTTAAATCAATCTCAACTATTTTGCGCAGGAACTCTTCTATAGTCATATTAATTAGATATTGTAGGTGATGTTAACTTGTCAATTAGATTCTTCATTGCTTCTTCACCAGCAGCAAAACCTTCAGAATATCCAATTTTATATGCCTTCTCTACTGTATCAGTAACAGCAGTCATAATTTCATTTCCTGCAAACTGTTCTTTTAGCTGTTCTAATAGTTCTTTCATAAATCCTCCTTCCTTTAATTATTAGTAGCTTGAGTGGGATTCGAACCCACACGTCCATTTCTGGACACCAGAGCTTAAATCTGGGGCGTCTACCAATTTCGCCATCAAGCCATACCCTTATACTGACATCATGACCTTGATTGTAACTACAATTATCATTCCTATAGTACTTATAGCAGCTATACTTAAGAATATCTTAACCCATTTAAAGTCACAATCCCATATAGTTAGTAACATAGCTATTAATGCAGCCACAAATGCAATGACTACAGTAATCATTAATGCTGTTTCCATATCAATCTCTTACTAAGTCTATCCAATTAATTAGGATATGATACAACCACCTCATAATACGTAATCGCAATAAGTGTCAACAAAATCCTTAGCTTCTTTTAAACCACATTTAGCAGATTCTTTTACATGCTTAACTGCTTGCAGTTTGGAACCAGTCTGTACAAACTGTTTCATCTTAAAGAAGTCTTCACATGACAAATCAATTGTATTATTCCAACGCTTCCTGTATGCAAGCATTGCATCACTATACTCTTGAGGATGTTCTGTCCAGGTAATTTGTTGGTCTAATATAACTGTACAAGTTCCATCAAGTATATCATATTCTCTAGATTCTACGGTGAATTTACCAGCTTTTAACACTACTATATCAGTAGGAAATGGAATCATCTCTGATGAGATTGATACTTCCTCTATTGTCTTATCATCTTTTACAAATTTTACAAACATAATCTTTAAGTATTAATTAATAACGTAGCGAGAAGGTGACTCGAACACCCAACCTTGCGATTATTTCTTTGGACGTGTGCTTTTAGCATTTAATCGTCCGTAATTCTCAGTTAAGCTGTGACAATTTGGACACAGTAACTGTAGATTGTCTTCTGAGTTGTTGGTAGCATCACCATCTATGTGGTGAACATGAAGTGGAGGTTCTCCTGTAATCGGGTGAATCTTATCCCACCCACAAACTTGGCACTTACGCTCATGTTTATCCATGAGATAATCCCTAATGTGTTTAGAAATGGAACGAGTTCCACACATACCAGTTTCTTTACCTTCCTTCCATCTTCTAATGTACTCTTTATGTTCGTACTCGGCTTGACATACGTTGTTACAGTACTTAGTAGTACTGTTATGATTGCTTAATTCTTTACCGCAATTCAAACAGGTTCTAGTTACTAACTTCTTACCCTTGTTAAAGGTTTCGTTAGCATTTATACTTCTTCGTTTAACTATGCTGATGCCCGTTTGCTTCACTGCCGGCTAGTCTGGCTTTGTCTCCTTATGTTCTTATATATGAATAATCCGCCTGGCAGGGCTGTGAGCTGCCTTACCAATTATTGACGTCAGCTAATCTATGGAATAGCACGTCTGCTAAACCGAAATAGCCCTATAGTCATTTCTACACCTGCTCACATTTAAGTGGTGGATTACATGTTTATCGGTATTTATCGAACATGCTGTCTGATGCTTCTTCTCCCCACATAGACACGATAACAATACCTACTTTGGTAGCCCTAAATACTATTGGGTCTTCTAACCTTCTTTTACGGTCTTCTTCAGCTTTAGAGAAGATTTCTATGCGAATATTATTCTCCATAGTATCATAAGGCGCTGCAATTAGCCAAGTGTTATGGTCTAAATATGAGGTGCCAAGATGTAGGTAATCTTCCTCCTTATAACTTCCACCTATAGACCTCATGTACTGATAACCACGGTCAATACCTTTGAATACAAATGGGAATCTAGAGAAATACTCAACAAGCCGTTTGGTCATGTCCTTAGACATTCTTGAATCTATTCTCGCAGCTTCAACCCAACTGACGTAGTTAAGATTTAAAGAGTTCAAAGCGTTAGAAGCCTTTGCTATTTGTGACACATTCTCACTTGGAATGAATCCGCTGAAGGTCGATATTGGACCACAATACAAATTGTACTTCTTCAGGATTGCAAAGAAATCCTCGTAAGTTACAACCAGTGCATCAGGATACGATTCTTTAATCCAGGATGTTATTTCGTTAACCTTCTTCAGGTCTAATTTCTCTGGACCTAAAGCTGACTTATACTTCTTAGACTCGAGAATAGTCCTAAGGGTATCTGCATTCTTAGTTCCGCCCAGACCTGCTGCTTCTAACTTACCAAGCTCTTCTTTGATTTGCTCGGAATTGTCAAAGTCTTGATTGCCTTCTACGTACTTCTTATAGTACTCCATAGATGCTGTTACTAAGGCTAAACGTAACGCATCTGCACTCAATTTCTCCATACTATGATAAATGTTCTTTAATATCAATCATGTATTTTATACCTTCAATTATCACACATGCTAGCCCACCAACAAGCATAAGGAAATACAATGCAACAATTAATGGCTCCCAACCAGTCCCATAATCACTTCTATTAAGATTAAAGCTAAGCCTATTAGGCTTGTTATTAATAAAAGCTCTATCATAGGTTGGTTTGTCTACACGTAGTTTGAACTGATTGTCCCTACCGTCGGCTATTAGTGTAAGCTTATATACAGTATGCGTCTGCTGATTAATTGTTTCTGTATAACAGTCCTTAGCAACTACTGTAGTCCACACGGGTCTATCAGTACAGGTTTCTTTAACTAAGTTAGATTTACATCCTCCTAGTCCTACTAAGCACACCACCAGCCATATTACTATCAAAGTTGCATGTCTGAAAGTGTTAGTTGACGGTCTCATATCAACAATTGTTGGCATCCTCTGTCAGTAATTTAGTTGCTTTATCCATTCCTAACTCGTAAGCTTCAGCAATTAATACTGCTGCGCTTGCTATTGAAAGCTTACCACCGTTGTCCTCTGCTACGTTAGCTGCATTTTCAAGCAGCTCACTTAAAGTTTCTACCATAATTAAATACATTTAATAGTTAATAATCTAGTAGGGTAGGTGAGACTCGAACTCACACGAGCTTAGCTCATTGGTTCCTAAGACCAACGCGGCTACCGTTACGCCACTACCCCATTGTTACTTCATCAAATTGATAAATTCATCTTCATGTCCTCTATAGTATCGCTGAAGATATGCAATATACACGGCTTCGTCCTTAACTATTTGAGGGAATTTGGATTCAAATTGTTCTACTTTCTCTTCTCCTACTATACTTACATGAAAGTCTCTAGGTGTGTTATCCACCTTAGTTGCAGACATTAATAAGACTAATAGGAATATCAATAAATGTTTCATTTAGTTGTTAATAAAAGGAGAGCGAGATTACTCCCGCCCTCCAAGGTTTATTTGTTGTCCTTCTTCTCCGTAGAATAGTCCTTACGGTCGAGGTCCCACTGATACTCACACATCTGAGTGATTGCTTCAAGCTTCTCTGTACCCAGAACGAGTTTGAGAGCATTTACCAATCTTTCAGCCGGAGTTTCCACAACAGTTTTCTTGGATGCGAGTCCAAGTTGACGTTGATAAGATTCAACGCTAGCTTTGATGTGGAACGATGTTACATGAGTTTCTTCCGTAAAGATAAGTTTGGATTTGGTTGATTCAACGATTTCAGCCATAAATGCCGGAGCAATTTCAGCTTCTTGAATGTAGTTACATACTTCACTCAAATCATCGTCGATTGTATATCCTTCTTCAGCGGTGAAGGTAGAACGGATGAATTTCTCCGCAGTTTCAGCGTCCAGACAGTCCATGGTAATCACAGAACCAATTCTCTTACCTCTTAAGAAGGTAGGTTCAATCAATTCAATGTGATTAGTAGTGAACAAGGTGATTACGTTCATGTCTTTGGTATCACCACCGTCCAGAGTATTCAGGATGTCTTGCATAGCAGCATCTCTGTTACCTCTAGTTACTTGGTCAATATCTTCAACAAATACGACAACACCATGGCCCGAACGGTCAACAACTTTACACATGCGCAGAGTTTCTGCAAGAAGAGAAGGATTCTTCAAATATACGAATGACCAACCGTTTGTTACAGCATCTTTAGCCAGCTTAAATGCCAGCAAGGTCTTACCTGTACCATATTTACCTTCCAGCAAACAACCATACTTCAATGGAATACCTTTAGCCAGACATTTCTCTGGATACAAGATTCTTGAACGTAGTGGTTGCAATTCAAATTCAGTCTTCTTAGAAAGAACCATGAATTGTTTCTCAATGCCGGCAAGTGTCATGATAGTAGGTTCAGACAGATTGCTGATTTCCAAAGCCTGGTTTTTGTAGATAGATTCTGATGCCAATAGCTCTTTAGTTCTGTCAACAATGTCATCAATTAATGACTGGTATTTGAACTGGCATTGTCCTTTAATAAGGAGCAAATGACGGTCATTGTCATAGTTGATGTTGATTTCAGAATCTTCTCCCAATTCTTCAAGACTGATTTTACCAAACGGAACCTTGGTACGAGAACCGTCTGCCAGAACAACGTCTACGGTATCAATATTGCTGTTTCCAGAAGGACTGTTATCCTCCTTACTAACGGCAGAACCGAAGATTTCATTGATTGCTCTGTTCAACTGATATACACCGTCCGGTTTCCAACAAAGCAGCGAGTATTTGAAACTTGCCATTTTCTTGGACTGTTTGATTTCACCTTCGATGAATCCCAGAGCATCAGCATACTTCACGTTGCTTTGGAGCACTTCAATCATTCTCTGTTTCTGAGTTTCCTCGTACTTGTTAACTCTCTGCTTAATAGCAGCTGTAGTTCCTTGCGGAATAATGTTCTTTGCCATTACTTAATTAGGTTTATTAATCTTATTTACTTCTTTAATGATTGCCTCACAATTCTCTCTTGTTGTAGTTAAACAACCAAGTTGAATAATAGAACCGTCTTGAGTGATAGTCAGGTTCTTCTCTTCGATTGTTTCCCTACATAGACCTCCTCTGATAATTCTTTTAATGAGTGGAAAGGGTAATATAGTATTCTTACAGAATATCATATTCTTGCCCTCCACATAAATGACATCGTAGCCGTCAATGCTACCTACTACCTTACTCATTCGATTCAACTATTAACTGTGTGGGCCCGGCCGGACTTGAACCGACAACCTCCTGATTATGAGTCAGTTTCTCTAACCGATTGAGATACGGGCCCCGAACGCCCATGTTTACTCACAATTAACAGTTCTCAAAGAGTAGTGTTGTTAGTAACTTCATGATAAATTCTATTTTAAACTGAAATAATTAGTAGTTGGGCTACCAGGATTCGAACCTGGGCTACAAGAGCCAAAACCTTGTGTGACTACCACTACACCATAGCCCAGTAAAAGGAGTCCGAAGACTCCTAAACTAACTTATCGAATATCATGGGTTGTATTGACATCCATAAATTCGCTAGCATTTCTTGCTCTGCGTCAGATGCTTCATCCCAATGTGATACGTACAATTTCTCCGTTCGTTCATTCCTATAAGGAACTTTAAATGAACGGTTAATGCGTACACTGTGTGCGAATAGGTCTTTGTCGAAATCAATAGCCCTAAGCGTCTTCTGGAAATCGTTGAACTTATTATTAGGGTCATCGACATCCCTAACAGACATTCCAGAAGGAAATGGGCCGTTACCATGCCTTGTTATATAAGGACGAGTTACATAACAAGTTTGGATTTCTTTACGTATGCCTGCTTTCCGCAACAGCTCGTAAGCGTTTTGTGAAGTTGTATTAGACGGAGTGCAATAAGGCATTATGCCGAATCTTTGGTCAAGCAATATTCCCTGTGAACCTTCAAACACTAGGTTGTCATAGTTTAACAAGCAATCTTCATTAACCGTACCTGTATGTAAGAAATAAGCATGTGCTAACCTACACCAGTTGTCTAGGTCTATCGAGGGATATTTACTAGACATGTTGTAATAGTTATCCACTATGGCATTTAATTTCTCACGTAGTATGTAAGGATTCATACAATCTACAACTGTTAAGCTGTATCCTGCCTTAACTCGGTCCAAACAAGCTTTAAACCCTGTACCTACAGTACCATGTCGTAAGTTCTCTTCATTATTAACTTGGGAATAGACATCGAAGGGAATTACAACTTGGCAGTGAGGGTGATACTGAACAATGGGATGAACTCCCATTTTAGCTAAGTCTGCACCCTCTAACATAGAGGTAATTGGGTCTACAGTACAGTATTCGGACCAATACGTCGGCACTCCAAGTAAGGTTCCGCTGCCAAAGTTACTAAAGGTGTGCATCATGTCTCCATGCTTTACAGTATGTCCTACTTGATGTCCACCACTAAACCTGACTACTAATACAGACTCTCGCTTACCTATGTACTTGTTACATAAGTTGTGAACTGTCTGTCCCTTACCTTCGTCTCCAAAGAATGTTCCTAATACAATACTAATCATTTCAGTTTAATAAAATTTGTCATTACTATCAGACGGCACATCCTGCCATTCCTGACTAACAGAAGCACTAGGAGCTAAGCCTTCAACAGGCTCCTCATAGTTCTCTTTAATTGCGGTGACAATCACCTTGTCTACTTCTCCAGATGCACATGTTAATACATTCTGTCCAAGTAAAGTCTTCCAAGATTCAGCAACCCTTGAGCCATGACTGGCATTAGTAATGTGAATGTGGAATACATGGTACTGTTCCTTTGCTTTGTCAAGAGCTTCTTGACAAGTAATGGTTTTAGCACCTTTTTGATACCCTAGAACATGTTCTAAGTAACACCCCTCTACCTTATCGAGATTTGGTTCATCTCCAATAGTAAATAGGAATCCCTTAGTGTGTCTTTCAAACCAGGAATCAGTTTCAGTATGATAACCTGCCACAATATGAGCTAGTAGATAGCTTTCGCCTCTATTACCTCCTCCTCCACCTTCAATCACGAACGATTGTAAAGTGTCAAGAATTTTAGCTGTATCAGACTCAAACTGCCCAATTTGAATTGGATATCGGTCATAAACGTGGTCCCCAACTGCCATAAACATGATTTGTGGGTCACGTACACCTAGTTGAATGAGAGAGTCCATAATCTTAGGGAATTGTTCTCTAATCATTTCATAAGGTGTGTCCATCATTGAACCAGTAACGTCTAGCGCAATGATTATCGGAGTAGAGAAAGGATGTTCTTTAGAATCACGAGATTCACGAACACCCACGTTAACCATTTCTTGCCTTATCTGCGTGTTATACTGCCTAACATTGTTGTTAAGCGATGCAGCAGTATTACATGCATTAATGGCATGGCTACTAAAGAGTTCATCCCTAGTAGAGGTGTACAAACCTCTACTGCTGGCCTCTACATCATAAGCAATTCTAGAATAACTACCTGCTCCCATAAATTACTCATTTACAATTGCAGCAGCGTCATCTTTCACGTCATCCAAATTAATGGATTCTGATGCATCAGCGGGAAATTCTTCTGCATCGACTTGCATAGCTAGAGCAAGTTCAATCTTTGCAACACGCAGTTTACGTGCCAATTCATGTCTCGTTCTTACCCATTCAGCCGGATTCAGTCCTTCTCCCGGATTCAAAGAGTCTCTTGATTTAACAGCCAGGTCATTGTGTTTGTTGATTTCTCCCTGAATGCGGAGTACTTTCAACTTACAATCCTGGACAAATCTGTCTTCCTCGATTTTAGCCAATTCGTACAGATTCTGTGCTCTTGCATCAAGTACACTTTGTCCACTCTTACTTAATTTCTCTTTAAAACTGCTCATTTACACTTACATTTAACATGTTAAATTCAATAAGCATCTCTGTGTGGTAATTTATAATCTAACTGTAATCATCTAAGATTACAATCGAGCCACCTTAGGGACTCGAACCCTAAACAGCCGCATTACAAGTGCGGTACTCTACCAATTGAGTTAAGGTGGCATAAACAGGAGACGATGTTACCAAGTGTGCTGACATCTCCTTTGTAAATCAAAGAAAGCGGTGCATACGGGATTCAAACCCGTGGTCTCCTCATAGACAGTGAGGCATCCTAATCACTGAACGAATGCACCATGAAGCTTGCTTAACCTACCCTCGAAACCTATGCTTGGACTTGCAATCAGTTGTTCAGATATTGTCCCTTCCCGCTAGCTGAGTCATTCTCTTACTGTAATCGTGTGTCCAATCACTATTCAGATGTGCCAAATGAGACATGGCAATTCATAGAAAGTGGGTGCTAGCCGTTTCTATCCCACCATTGCGTACTACAGTGCTAGCTACCGTCTAAGCTCCTATCCCTTACGTCGCCTTAGAGTGTACATGATTATTATTGCCTAACCAGTTACCTGATTGGAAGGATTATGTACGAGGTACTGCCAACGGGATTCGAACCCGTATTTTCAGTGTGAGAGACTGATTACCTAACCCTTAGTAGATGGCAGTGTGTTAAATAGTCGTGAGTAGTTAATTGCAACTATGACAAAATTAAGATTAAAGTCAAAGACCAGCCTATTGCTATCTAGGGCAAAGTCAAAGGAATTTTGTAACTTCGCAATAGACTGACAGGGTTTGAATTAATAATACTTAATTATGCTGGAAATCGTCCCTGTATGAAATACAGAACACGATTAATTTGTCGACTAGAGTCTTTGATGCAATTCATACTACTCACGCAAAGCTATGTTAGAATCCAATGAGATTCAAGACTATAGCACCTATTTATCTGGATTGGAAATCTTAGTTAGTAACTCGTAAGTTGCTTGTAACTCATTAGGAATTACTATCTTAAGTTCCAATAGTTTCTTACGTTCTTCAACTTTCCAAGTTTCACATTGTTGAGACAGGGTTTTGGCATCCAAATTGAATCTATCAACAGCTTGTTTATAAGCCTGATTGACTTCATATTCAGAATCCTTTACCATTTTATCAATCTTGAACTTAATCTTATTAAGTCTAGCTGATATGTCTCTGTGTTTCTGCTGTAATGCAAAGAATGTTTCTTCTACCTTATCGCTACTAACAGACGGGTCATACGAGTACACGATTGTGTCAGTGCCAGAACCTTCAACCTTAGTAGGATTAGTATAGGCATCCATTAAAGCTCTACGGGCGTTTGCAAACGGACGCATTGGATGAATATACTTACCAATAGCAGATGCTTCTGCTTCTAGTCTGTAATATTCCATACGTTCTGCAATGCTCAATGAAGCAATTGCTTCCTCTTCGGTAAGGATATGACCCTTAATCGGGGTGTCCAACTTGAATCCAGCTACGTCTGTAGCATATAAATCCCATGTGTACCTGTTAATAATTTCAAGTTCTTCTTCTCTAGCCTTAATAGCTTCACGAATCCATGCACAGAAGGCATTCATATTAGCAACTTCTTGAAGTAATGTGGGCACATTATCAAGATATGCCTCATTTCTACCTGTCTTCACAGTCCTAGAGTTACCTCCACTTAGCAAGCTAATATTGACATTCACAAACCCTACAGAATCTAAAGCTTGTCTATTAGATTCTACTGTTTCCTTAGCTATATTAGCCAGGTGATTGGCAGAAGTTTGGGTTAGTCCCTTCTCGCCAAAGAATACTTTGTTATATTCTTTCATAAGCTGTAATTATTAATTCATTACTAATGCACTGGATAGGGGATTCGAACCCCTGTTTACGCATAGAAAGTGCGTCGACCTAAACCACTAGTCGAATCCAGTATACCTTATTAAGCCTTCCAGAATACAAACTTATTGCCTTCTGGACATCTTACATACTTCACATCAAAACCATTCTCTCGATATAGAGGTTCTACATCTAACCAATGGTTCTTAATTACTTCTTCTTCAGTTAGACCTTCAGATGCTACATAGGCTATTACATCTGATTGCTTAAATTCAGAAGCTTTACCACTCCAGTTCTTAACTATTAAAGTATTAAAAGCTAAGATAACTGCATCAGGAATAGATTTTAAATCTATACTCCTCAATTCTCTTGAATTTAATACCTTCACCATAATTCTAATAATTAGGTTATTAATGATTTTCGCAAACTCTTATTAGCCAGCGCGGAGAGTGCTGGATTCGAACCAGCGGAACCCTTTTGAGGTTCGGTCCCTTAGCAGGGGACTGGTTTAAGCCACTCACCCAACTCTCCAATCCACAGAAGACTTATTTATGCTATATCAATCGCTTATGATTACCTCAATGCTGTAAGTCTTCTTAGAAATTCACTGTAAAAGGATTACTTTACAGGAGGAAAATTATCACCTTTAGCTGGTGATTCTTCTGGCTTCTTGCCAGTGATTATTTGCTTAAGCGAATCTGCAATAGGCAAATTACGGGCAATTTCCAAACTCGGAGCAAGATTCTTAGCCATATTAGCCATGAACTGTCCAGCAGTGTTGGAATCACCATACACAGTAACATTACCAAGCTGGATATGTTCAAATACCTTAGCGTTGGCTTCAGCAACTTCCTTCCACCTGTCGGTCATTGCATATTGAACGATTGCTTCAGGATGCATACCTGATTTAATCATATGTTCAACTGCAAGAGCCGGAGCCATTTCCATTGCCTGTTTCTGTTCAGCTTCTGCCATTAAAGACGCTTTCTTACCTTCAGCTTCAGCAAGAAGTTTCTTCTTGGTACCTTCAGCTTCTGCTTCCAGCTGCATCTTAGTAGCATTTGCTTTAGCTTCTGCTGCTTTCAAGATTTTAGCTGCTTCCGCTTCTGCTTCAAGAATGGCTACACTCTTAACAGCTTCTGCTTCAATCTTAGCTTTCTCTTTGGCCTTCTCGGCAGGTATAATTACTTCAGCTTTAAGCTTAGCTTCTTCAGCTTTAGCTTTAGCTTCATTAACTTCTACCTGACGTTCCTGCTCTGTTTTAGCAACTGCCATTTGAGCTTCAACTTTGGAAGTACCAGCTACTCTTTCAGCTTCAGCTTTAGCTTTCTCTGCTTCTCCCTTAGCTTTGGAAACTTCAATAGTAGCTTTCTGTTCAGCTACTCCTGCTGCTTTCTCTGCTTCAGCTGCCTTTTGACGGGCTTCTGATTCATACTGTGCAGTTTTAGCTTCTTTCTCCTGCTGTGCTTTAACAGTTTCAGCTTCTTGGTTTTGTGCTGCTACTGCCATACGAACTTCCTTCTCTGCTTCTGCTTCTGCCCTAGCGGCTTCAGCTTTGGCAGTAAATTCTGCTTCTTTAGCAGTTGCATAAGCTTGCTGCTCTGCAATCTTGGCAGCTCTCAATGCTTCTTGCTCGGCAACTTTGGAAGCTTCTTCAGTTTGGGCTGTAGCCACACCAATTTCACGTTCCTTTCTTTGCTCTGCAACAGCAATTTGTTGTTCCTTATGCTGCTCGGCCAATTGAGTTTCTTTCTCTTTAGTGGTCTTAGCAATAGCAACTTCTTTCTCCCTGTTAGTTTCAGCCACTATAGTTTCTTGCTCCTTAGTAGCTGCTGCAATTGCAATCTCCTTCTCTCTCGTAGTTTGAGCTATCTGGATTGCTCCTTTCTTCTCTTCTTCTGCGATATCAGCTTGTGATTGCGCTCTTGCTTTAGTCTCTTCTTTCTTACCAAGATTATCAATATATTGAGCAGCATCTTGAATGTCACTGATATTGATATTCATCAGATAAAGACCAAGTTTGTTCAATTCCGTATTGATATTGTCTCTAGCTTGAGCTAGGAACTTGTCTCTGTCAGAGTTAAGCTCTTCAATAGTCATCGAAGCAATAACAAGCCTCATCTGACCATAAACAATATCTGAAATCAAACTTTCTTTAACGTCATCATCAGCACCTAGTAAGCGATTAGCAGCATTCTGCATAATCAGCGGTTCCTGGCTAATAGCAACAGTTACAGTAGTAGGAATAGTTACACGAATATTTTGAGCTGACAAAGCATTCTTCAATACAAGATTCAATTGAATCGGCTGCATTGACATTACTTCGTAACCCTGTATAATCGGCCATACAAAAGCTGCACCACCATGATAAACCTTGGCAGTTTTAATTTCAACTTCTCTGTCAACCAGATTACCTTTAGCATCGCGTTCGCTAACTTTCTCTTTATGAGAACCTGTTTTACCATAAACTACCAACAATTCGTCAGATTTACATTTACGGTAGCGGGATAGAATCCCAATGATAGTGATGATTGCAACTAGTACAACTACACCAACGATAATTAATGATGTCATTTCCATCTTGAAATTAGTATTAATCTATGTATAATTTATTGTCTTCGTATTTACGAATCGTTACTGGCTCATTGACAGGATATATCTTCTTATTAAGAGATACAACTTCTACTTCTCTCAATGCTCCACTTATGTTCACGGATGCCAAATGGCGCCCTTCACCTAAATGTACATAGATAGTAGCAGTTCTGCCAACTAAGTTAGTCTTCGGTTCGTCTTTAGGAAGGTTCTGCAATTTCATACAGAACTTATATAAATGATACAGCATAAATACAAATACAAGACCTATAAAGAATCCTATTAACCAATCAATCCAGGTTACTTTATAACCTAGTAATTGCTTAATAGATGTCCACCCTCCGAATCCCATGAGGAAATGGATAAATCCTTTAAAGGATACAACATCACTGACATCAAAGTCAGCATCACCATCAAAGTCTACGTCGACATCGAACTCCCCAGCAACCCATGATATTATGAATTGTAGGATAAATATACCATAGGCGATGCCTCCTAGGATATAATACAAATTGTTGTCCATCTTACTAATAATTATTTAATCTATTAAAGTGGGGCGAGGAGGAATCGAACCTCCAACGCCAGGCTCTTCAGACCTGCGCTCTACCATTGAGCTACCGCCCCATACTGCCTACACATACGTCTTCACTGGATTTTATGCTTTATTACGCCAGTTGCTTTGGACAGTCTAAATCCTTCGGTGCTGTACAGCCATACATATATTAGTGAGGCCTCCACTTTAATTAAGCTGCCATCGCACCTACTCCCATTACTTCGTCACGCAACGTACCCTACATTCCACTTTAGGATTTTCACCTAACCACATCCTCGGCATTCCGTTTCAAGATAAAATATAACTCTGCTGAATAAGTCAAACCAAACAGGAAGATTTATGATACGTTTATACCTAAACAGCAGAATTGGGTGACATACGAGACTTGAACTCGTAACCCTTAGAACCACAACCTAATGCTCTGCCAATTGAGCTAATGCCACCATATTGAGTTATTGCAACTCTAATCCTTCTTTTAGTGCCCTAGTATATGCCATTCTAGCAAAGAATAGTTCAGCCACAGCCATAACTACTGGCTCTTCGGCTTCTTCAGCTCTTTCTTCTTTGGGCTTAGATTCTACATATTCTAGTAATTCCAACACAGCTCTATTAGCTTCGACCAGGCGACTATAAGCAATGCGAACTTGTTTATAATTCTTATATCTTTCTCGATATGGTCTTATTGCATTCCATGAATATGAAGCAGCTACTATTATTGATATGGCACATAGTACCATAAATCCGAAGGGTTCTCCTTTAGACCATGCTGAATAGATTTGACACAATACAGCACCCAAACATAGATTCTGTCCTATAAAGAGAGACAGTAAGAACCAATAAGCTGAAAATGATTTCTTTGCTTCATCAAGTAATGATGCTGACTCCTTTAGCTTTTCTTGTTCAGCTTTTAATGAGTCAATTGACACTTCCATAGCTTCTCCTTCGTCTGAATCTTTAAGGCGTTCATATTCCTCTTCACTAATCTTGGTTATTTTCAAATCTTCTAATTCTTCTCGATTCATTACCTTTCAATTTAAGTTCAACAATCTGTGGACCGTGTGAGACTCGAACTCCAACTTCACTGTGCAAGAGTGATGTGTTAGCCATTTACACTACACAGCCCATATTTAGCCACACTATCGTAGGGCTATCAGCTCCCAACGTCCGACTGATTACGGAAGGTTACCTACCGGTCTGATAACCTATAAAATGCACAATTACTTAGTCATGCCCCAACTGTTCTTGTCAGTCTCCGACTCCAACCCATAGCATGTTATAGAACTCTACATGCATACCCTCCTCATTGTGCACTATTTTAAACCTATCATTTCAGCAATTTCTTCAAATGAATAATTCAGAAATAGTCTATCCATATCTGCATCAGATTTAACCCATTTAGGTCTAGGATATATAAGAGTAGGAGAATGTCCTCTCTCATGTAATCCATACACTACTTCCTTCTTACCTTTAATAAGACGAAGGTCAATATGCTCTGACATAGAAGAATAAAATCCTATATTAGAATCCTCTACATATGTAGAACCCTTCTTAGACATTACCTTGCGATACCCTTTACTAATTAAATACTCTATGAACCCAATCATGTTAACCACTATTAGTACTCCAAGTAGGATTCAAACCTACGACCCACGCCTTAGAAGGGCGTTGCTCTATTCACTGAGCTATTGGAGCATCATCAGAAGGCAAATTGAACTACATGACACAGTAAAAGTGCTGATGCCTTCTTATATTACCCATTCAGTTATTCTAGATTAAGTAATTCTCTTGTCTCTTTCTTAAACTGTCTCCTATTATAGCGTTCTCCTTTACATATAGGACAACTACAAGGAGTACTGGTTGTTTTATAGGCAAACGTATATTTAGAATTATATAATTCTGTCCAATGTCTACCTCTTGCCGTTTTATCTGGATTATACCAGTAGGCAGCGTGGAGTTTAATCCTAGTAATATACTTCTGGTCTTTCTTTAGGTTCCTCCACCTTTTGTTTCTTTGGATTAGTGAATCCTTCAGTTTCTCCGTTCTTAGTTCTTCCATCGTCTCTACCATTAGTGTTAATAATGTCTTGAGACGGGTTGTAGCCGGTTCCAACAAACTTCTTCATGTCCAATCCTGTTAAATTAATTCCTTTCATACGATAATTTTACAATCTATTAAATACTGCATGTTCCTTTAACCACTCTTGATAGAGCTTATCATCATAGTTCCCTGAATACTCCCAATGAAATCTACTACATTCTATAGTCTTTAGTAAGAACTTCATCACAGACCTTGTATTAGCCTTCTTTGATATAGATGAAATGTAAAACTTCTCTTTATCAAAATCATAGTATCCTCGTAATACCACTCGGCGAGAATTTTGTCTATTTAAGTAAATTCTTGCCAACAACTTGGAGTTATTGTCCACATATCGAGTAGGTATGAATTTATAAGCCATCTGATTCAGCTAGCAATAAAGTAATACCAACACAATAGGCATTATTAACTGCATTCAGCCTCTTCTTAAGTTCCTTCTTAGCCTTTCTGGGCAACTTAGGATACTCTGCATATAAATCCTGTTCAGCGGCTCTGCTTGCTTCACTTAATTGCTCAAGTAAAGCATTAACATCTTCGTTAGTTTTGTAATCCTTAAGAAGGACTCTAACTAATGTGGGACGTTTCACCATTTCTCGCATTCCAGATTCGTACACTCTACAAATTTGGTTTCTACTTAACGTAGACACTCTCCTTAATTTCACTTTAAACTTCATAGTACATTCAAATTAGTTGAGGAAGCAGAGGGATTCGAACCCCCGAAGGACCTCTGGTTTTCAAGACCAGTGCAATCGACCAACTCTGCCATACTTCCAATTAATAAGCACGCCCTGCACGACTCGAACATGCAACACACCCAGTTTTGGAGACAGGGGCTCTACCGATTGAGCTAAGGACGCATCAATTCTAGATTGTGGAATCTTTAAAGATATAATACAGTACTACTAGCACTATAGCTCCCACAATGTAAGCACCAAAACTATGCATAATCTTATAATTTAATGTTAATAATGCGGGAAGGGCGAGACTCGAACTCGCTATCTTCGGCTTAACAGGCCGCAGCTGTATACCACTTAAGCTTCCTTCCCAAATGTTTAATTGACCTATCCCGATTGCATCGGAGTTAATCCCTATGGTAAGGAACTACTCCTGTTGGATACCACGTGTAGCTATCAGCTGACACTTTGAAATACCAACGAACTGCTTTCTTAATTAACTTAAATAGTCTCATAATACATCAGTTTTAGTCAATAAATAAGTAATCTAAATAAACCACTCTATCTTCACAGACTGAGTGGTCAAACTCGTTCTTTGACATCATGTACAATCTTAGTACATATGTGACTCCGCTGCGATTCGAACGCAGGACCCCGATATTAAAAGTATCGTGCTCTAACCAGCTGAGCTACGGAATCATCCGCAGAAGGCGCGTTATCAAAAACATGTAAACTGTACAATGATTAGTGCTGTACGCCTTCTTATGTTTCACTAAATCGAGAGTGGGCTGACGGAATCGAACCGTCCTAACTGGTTTTGCGGACCAGCCCCTAAACCTCTCGGGCAAGCCCACGTATCAATACGACTTATGGGCTTAACTATGAAACAGGTTAATCAAATCATAAATTAAAAGTTGTTGAGTTGGTTGTTGAGTTGATTTGATAATTGTTTAGTGAAACTATACATTATTGTGTTAATTATGGTTCTTATTAAAACTACTCTATTCTCACGAACGGAGTAGTTGTCCACATTTATTATTATGGGATTATCAGCATCCTCTCTTGGATGCTACAGGGGGTCGGGATGACTGGATTCAAACCAGCGACCTCGTGGTCCCAAACCACGCATTCTATCTACTGAACTACATCCCGGACTACAGAAGTCTCTTAGTTTAATTAAAATCATAAAATATGAAACACTTTCTTTCGTGCCGTAAGACTTCTTATTCAAAGCTATTGAAAATTGTTGTATTGTGGGTGAACCAAGGACTTACACGTTATCAGCGTGTTACTCTACCACCTGAGTTATACACCCATCATCAGAAGACAATAGATTCATTTACTTATGCCAACATACAGGAAATTGCTGTTTGTCTTCTTAACATTCTGAAAATGTAGTATGTACAATGATTGTAGTTGCGGAGCGCGGGAGTCGAACCCGCTATCCCGTGGCTTATGAGACCAGGATGGTTTGTATATCCGTTCCACTCGCCCGCAAGTGCCCCATGTTGGACTCGAACCAACGCCATACAAGTTTAGAATTTGCTCTTCTACCACTGAAGTAATGGGGCGACAGAGGGTTTTACGAGATTACCCACAACTCATCAACTATTCGATAATTTGATTCCACTGTTCAAGTGTAAGTTCCTTGACTACTATGCCATTTAGTTCAAATGGAGTATATTGGTTTCCATTCTCTTCTACAAGGATTAACCATTCGTAGCCACGTTGTTTGCTATGAGTTCTAATAATCTCCTTAATGGTTTCAATGCCAAAAGGAGTTAGAATCTTCTGCCCTTCTCTGTAAAGATACCTCTTGTTGAGGTCATTTAAGTCCTCTAATGTAGTTAAATGAGGATTAGGGTTCTTAGTGATAACTACATGGTCATCTCCTACACTAACATAATAATCTCGTTTGTATATCATTCTCTTACTAATTTAAGTTTCTTGAACATGCGACCGTCATCTTGTAATGCGATTGCTGTTAATTGATTACCAAGGTCTGGTTCATAGAATGAAGAATAGTCCTTATTTACTAAGTCTAATCTTACTTTCCATTTGTCTAAGTCTGCATATAAGTAGATTAAATAGCTATTATTCCACTCTTGATTAGGATGTTCTAATAACCACTGTGCTACTGCATGACCTCCTTGTACACAACCATAAACTGCATCAAGCTTCTGGTCTATTAGCACATACAATCTCTTCATCAGAATATGTATCAATCAGTGAATCAACTCTTTCTCGGAAATACTTCTCTCCACTATACATCTTAGAATAACCACACCAACCTTGAGTTTCAAGTGATTTCCATTCTTTGATAACTTTAGCTAGATACTCATTCATAGCTTCTCCGATTAGTTTATGCTTTAATATGTAATAAGCTACATACATTGCATGTAATCTTCCTCTGTTGTAATAAACTGATGAGCAGTCATTAATATTCTTAGCTGCTTTCTGTGCTTTTACTAAATTCGCGATTTCTTGTTTAAATTGTTGCCATGATAGTTAATTGTTAATAAGTTAATAAATAAATTGCCTTAATTAATAATCAACTATCTTATGGTGGCTTGTAAGTAATCTACCGCATAATCATTTCCCTTTAATTTGTTTACACATGTTAATAAACTCATCATCCGATTCACATATAATCGGATTCGTTTCCTTGAGATACATCTCCAGATAGGCTTCTTTAGACAAATCGTCCACGTCATCCGGATACACACCATGTACATCATATGACATATGAGAACTCCAGCAACTAAGCCAATCAGCATCCTCAAATGTAGTACATATACACACACTTAACCCAGCATCCTCTAGTTTCTTACGAAGTTCTGGAGTATTCTTCTTAATAAGACAGTGTTCACTCATGGATTTAATACACATAAACCACCTTTCTCGGAATCTCTAAGCACATACTTAATACCTGGAATACCAGGACCTGATACCTTATAAATGGTTAGTTCGTTAATAAATTCATACTGCACTCTGTTGATTTTATAATCTCCATTAGTAGCAGCAGACTCATTAATTGATGCTTTACTTGTGGTTGCAAATAATGCCAAGAAGGTAAATACTCCACCAATAACACCTGCCTTAAATGATGTCTCTTTCATAATCTCATCTATTATTAATAATGAGCGGGATAACAGAATTGAACTGTCATCTTCAGCTTGGAAGGCTGTTATAATAACCATTATACGAATCCCGCAGTTTACTTCTACTATTCTCTCGAACCATAGAAGGGTTTGTCGAGTTTGACCTCAACAGATATTGTATTTAATTATCGCAGTGTGAGTGGGCCCGGGAGGATTCGAACCTCCAGTCCAATTAAGGAGTAGATTTACAGTCTACGCGGCTACCAATTACCGGTTACGTGCCCGAATCACACAATCCATATTAACTGTGAATTGTGAGTGCAAAGGTAATGAATCTTTCTCACATATAAAAGTTAATATGTATTAAATACGATAGAAGTTTGCTCGGTATTAAACTAAGCTCACATATTCTCTCGAACCGATGAGCTTAGTAGTTATTCAACAATTGCAGATACTTTAACTCGTAATAATGACTATGAGTCGAGATAGAAATGACACTGCATATGTTGAAAGAATCATATTAATAAAATGGTGTAGAGATAACCAGATTCGAACTGATGTTCTTCTAAAGATTGACTTTAGCTGTTCTACCACTGAACTATATCTCTATCCAGTCCCTATGGAATCATCCAATAAATTCCCACCTAGTATCACTAGATATGCACAAAGATTACTATACCAAATATGCGCTCTTCTCCATGCATAATGAAATCTATCTTCTATCCAATCAGAACATTAATTCAACTATTAAATAAACGGTGCGCGAAATACTTAGGCCTTCACAGGCTTCTTCTGCACGCTTGCATTCTTCTTGACAACATCCTTCTCTAGAATCATCATATTAAGCAACTCTTGATTCATAGCATGCTTAAAGATGTCTCTAGTGGTTTTAGGCACCTGGAACCTCTTCTCTCCAGTAATAAATGAGGATGTTGAATTATTAAGTCCATTTACTAAGAAGCAATTTGACACTCCTGGAACCAAAGCTACATTAGGTCTTCCTTTATATGCTAAAGGAACTCTCCAAATAATAACTTTGAACGCCCTTACAAATTCCTTACTGAAATTTGCTTTAAGCAATCTCTGCTTAAATTCCACGAATGCTTGGTTGTTCAACTTGGTAAAATATGTATGGTTAGTAATTACCACACAACCTCTAGGGAACTCTCCTTCATCTACACCATAATCTTCTTTCATCTTACACAGCATTTCTGCTATATTAACAATAGAAGGATTCTGGCATAATGCTTCTTCTTTGTCAGATTTCCATTTCTCAATGACATTCTGACCTTTGAACTTACGTAGAACCATGTTATCTTCTAACACGGCATAGGAGTTTTTGAATATTGTAGGAAGTAGTTCAGAGTGATATAAAGCATATACTTTACCCAAACTGTAAGCAGATGTTTCGCTATTCTCTATCTCACCATTAGCAGAATGGCTTATATCTCTTACTACCAACAACGGAGCTACTCTATTGCGTTTAGCATTATCAACGAATACGTTGAAACTTGCATTAATAGAAGTTTCCATAAATTCTGGAATCTCTTCGGCAATTTTATCCAATCCATATGGTTTGAATAGAGTATGTAGAAATCCGCTATTAGAGGGCTTCTTACGGTTCTTCAACCAGTTCTGATACTTCTCTTTAAGATCTTGATGTTTGAGGAATTTAGAGCCTACTAGCTGTGCCAGCGCCTTTCCAGTAACAGTGTCAAAATCAATTTCCAAGAATTTCTTTTGACTGATTAACTGCTGCCATTGGGCTGCTTTCCCGCTATTCTTCATCTTCCTATATTTACGATAGGTTGAATAGTCTCCTTCATCCTTAGGTTTACCATAAAGGCCTTCCGCCAAGAATTTGGCTACTGTGTTACGTGCTTTTGCCTCATCTGTCTTACATGCAACACTGGAACGAACACGAGGAAGATACTTCTTTACTAAATCACACGTCTGACCGTTGGCAAGACCTGCGAATATGACTTTCTTGAAGAAGTCCCAATCCAATCTGTGCTTAAAGCCATGGAGTTGAACATCTAAAGCCATCATAGTAATGAAATCTTTCCAGCATCCAGCTGCTGCAAAATAAGCAATGTTGGCATGGAATGTGGGTTTGTGATAGATTGCCAACCACAGCATTCTCATTATACCTTCATTCTTCAAACCTTCTCCTTGCTGTGTATCAAGCTGTATAACTCCTTCCGGGGTAGTTATTCTACATTTACGAGTTATCATTCTCGTATATGCAGTAAACTTGGTACATAGTAATGGATTAGCTTTCCATAAAGGATACATATCTTTAGCCACTTGCACGTAGGTACGTGGCTGAAGACATTTCTTAAGATTAACAAACTGGTCTATGAATAACTGATTATTATCCACAAACTTAGGTTTATTCTCATCCCGCCTTTGACGTGCGGCATTAGGGTAAGGCCTCCTTGGCCTTTGTGCTCCTTTCATTTCCATCTCTTGTTAAATTTATTGTTATGAGAGTCTTTCTTTATTCTAAACAATAAACAAGCGGCATTACGGCAATCGGACATACGTTAACCCGCTCGCCACTTACAGACCGTAATGCACACTTGACCAGGCAGGAAAGAGGTTTGCTTGGTGACCTATCTGTATGCTGATTATATAATACAGACCGTGTAGATTCTCTCTTATACACAATATCTATAGTAGATTTGCACTACTGTTTCCTGATGCTTAATCAGGTGAACTCCTACTGTTCGAATAGATACAGGTTTCAACTCTTTGATATAGCCTTTAAGTCATAGACATACTCCGGAATATGTCTATTGGTTCTTCAGACCAAGTTTTGCTACCACCATTCGTCAATAGTGGATTTACGGTATTAGATAGTCCACACGAAGGTCTACCGTCTCTTCGTTTGCTTCTAACACCACAGTCGTCGAAAGAATGTCAGGATTGTCAGCTGTGGTTATCATACTCACAATATCATGTGGGGATTCTAAGTATAGATAACCTCTACCGTCCCAAGCTGGAACATATCCACCTCGTAGAATGTTTCGAGACGGAATAGACTTATAATAATAGTGTGCTGGCCGGTAGTGAGCGAATGATACGTTAATAGCTGATTGGTGTGTGCCTATGGTAAAACCACCCAGGACTGTTGCCAGTCTCATCACCTTACTAACGTATTTTGAATCGCCTACTACATCTAGTCTTATGTTCAAGCCTGGATAGTAGAATTTAGCAACTCTCCTGCTTATATCCTTCAACGTTTGAAGAGATTGAAATTCAGCAACATCAACATAGTCTTTCTCCGATTCAGAACTACCGAAGATACAATTAATTGGTATTGGCTGATTGGCTTCAATACATTCTTCCAAAATAGTGATTGCTTCAGACGGAATAGCTTCATTACCAAGTCTGATTCTCTTAGTCCCATATAAGATATGAGCTATAATCTGACTAAGTGGCAATGATAATTTCTCCTTAGCAAAGTTGCTTTCCAAATCATATAGATATTGGCAAATGTGTGCACTGAATGGCGTGTTCCCTTGTACTGTAAACTTCATACTATCTGTTCAACTGTTATTAATTTAGTGATTCTATAACCTCTCGATTTCAGGAATTTGATTGCTTCCATTTCAGCCTGTGTAATAGGAATCAGATGTTTGTCTTCTTCCGCTTCTGTAACAGCTTCCATTTCAGCTTGTGGCTTAGGTTTAGGAGGTGCTACGTAAGTGCCAGCTTTAATAGCCATTCTCTTAGCATATGCATCTCTCTGTATCTTAGCCATTTCTTTCCTGCTGATAGTTATCAATTCAATGACTCTAGTCTTATACAAAGGGCCATGTTCTTTCCACATAAATCCTTTAGTATAGATAGCACCGTCAGGTTCAATCACTCCCTGCTTACGCAAAACAGCCATGAAGTTCTCTGGCCTTGGGAAGCCATTCTTCTTTAAATCCCTGACTACATCTGTAATCTTAAAAGGCCCAGGATTCATTGCCTTTACCGTGTTAAAAATCCGAACGATGTCATCGTCGGATATTGACCTCTTTCCCATAATTTCAATAACTTTTAGTGAAACAATTACTCTTTATATATTCTAATTCGAGATTTACGCAGATGTACACGCATTCGTTTAACCTCGGACAGAATCCAATTACGTCTGCATTGATGTAACCATGCAATTACATCTTCGTCAAATAATAATTCTTGACCACCCCAACTGTTGCTATTGAGAATACAATCTCAACTGCCACTGCAACTTCTCTTAGGTCTTTAGACCCTACTCGCGAAAGACATACACAAATAAGTAAAACAATCACTGCAATAATAAATAATCCCATAAAATTGATATTTAAACGTTAATAATAGTGGACCTAGGCGGAGTCGAACCGCCGTCCAAACAACCCTCATTAATAAGATTACGTGTGTCTCTATTTTATTACATCAGCTGTTGAGTTCAGCATGTAGGTAGTTTTACTAGTCTTATCTTGGAACCAGGTAATTAGGCTGCAATAGCCAAACCAGTACACCAAAAGCTAATTTACAAACTACCAAACTTAAAGGTTCAGAAGCTGACGCTTCCAAACCTGGGCTGACCGAAGTCGCTCCTCCACCACTCCATTTACGTTGGAGAACGTTTCTATTTGTAACCCATAGATAGGTAGTGGAGATTTCAGCTTTACTAACCTTTGGCTTTCAAGTTAAGTGGGCTGCTCTATACGCTTCTTCCCACACCTCTTCTGTTTCTAGGTCTCTCCAATTAACCCGACTTAGAGCTAAATTAATAGATAAGCCAGCAGCTTAGGCTGCCATTCTTACTTCAGTGTTTCCACTTAAATTGCTGTATCATTATTAAAGAGTTGGTACGAACTCTACACGTCTTACTAACTTGTAATCGCCTGTCAAAACCAAATCTAGGCCCATAGAACGGCATGATTATCCTCTCATGCCAGGAGGTCTCTCAAACCTGAACAAAAAAGCTATCAGTATCTTCCTGTGCTACATTGAGTAGCGTACCCATTACAGACTTAATAGCCTAGGAGTTATTTTTATTCCATTTAAAATGGTAAGTTCCCTTCATGTTTCATCCAACTATAAACTACAATTTCATAATCTGGGAAATCGTTGGCAAGTTTAATACAACTGTCAAACGATAACTCTGTTATGCATATAAGAGGGTAATCATTGTCAAGCCATTCTCTAATTACATCCTTATCAGGAATATGCTCGTCCAATGACCATTTAAGCTCACGTTCAAGTCTTTCACGTATCGTATTTAATTTAATATGGTCATGTGTTCCATATATAACATTTAATATGTAATACAATAAATGGCTATTGAACTTATCAACATCGCTAATAAGAATATGCCTCTTGGCATTCCTTAAAGAATTAACTGCATTCTGATTCATACACTTATTAATTAAAAGCCCAAGTGTGTTTCACAACATGACTGGGCAAATTCAAAATATAAAACAAAACTTTAAGATGATTGGAGAGGATGGGAGATTCGAACTCCCTCCGCCAGTTCGCAACTAGCCTTCTACCATTAAACTAATCCTCTCTTGGCATTATTAACGCTTCACAGCTTCTTCAAAGTTCTTTACAATCTTCTCTGCCTTCTCACGGGAACAGTCAAGCATGTGCATAGTAAGATGAATGCGTTGTTCACGCATCAAATCTTCTATGCCTTCTTCTCTAGCCTTGAGAACTTTTAATAGCTCTTCTGGCGTTTCAACACCTTCAACATCAGCACCGATAGCCTTAGATATATCCTTCAGAAACTCAAACAAAGCTTTTTTGCCTTCTTCGACTTTAAATGTAGAGCCTTGTCTTTGGTCTCTCATTTTCATAAGAATGTCAAAGATTTCACGGGCAGAAGCTTCGTCATCCTCATTCAGAGTGACAGCATGACGTTCATGAGGTTGAACACGAATAGATTCGTCTTTAACTTCCATAACGAGCAAGTCTTCACCGTCACCACGAACAATGACGATTTCACGGTCTTTCCTTTCGTCATAACCGCCACCAACAGTGAAGTTCTTGTAAGGAACTTCTTTGCCTTCAGCGGCATCGAGCACATGCCCAAGAATAGTTTCAGCTTCTTCTACGATAGAATCATAGCATGGGTCTTTCTTTGGATTGAAATCAATACCAGCTTTCAGGCGTTCTTGTAATTTCTTCATTTCCTTCTAAATTTAAAGAGTTTGATTTATTAATTATTTGATTAATCTGGTAAGAACCAGACTCCTATGGCCGCAACAATACCTATAGCTCCGACTACATATGTAAAATCGCCAGCTGTGGGTAACATGATATTAATAATTACTAATGCTCCAATAGCAGAACTAATTATTATATTGTCTTTTTTATTCTTAGTGAGTTTCATAATTACTAATATTGGTTAAGAGTGACTCCACCGTGACGTGCCAAATCATAGTGAAGTTTCGTCGTAATTTTCAACGACTCATCAGACTCTCTTTTAGACGGAAAGGAGATTATGACATATAATTATCAATAGAATCTCCAGTTGCTGCCCTAATCTGTTCCCATGGAATGTTCTCTTCTTCGCAAAGCTGTTTGGAGGACTGTATCCACTCCTTGGCGAAGTCTATAAAATCACCGCATTCTCTCTTAGCCATTACCATAGCTTCTTTGCAGCTGTAAGCGATGATTCCGGGAAGAAGAGATTTGTCATTGTTAATTGCATGTTTAACTATAGGGCTGTTCTTTATATCCATTGTTTAAAGGTTAGATTGTTGTTACACTGCTAATAATAGAATAATCAATAATAACTGAAAGCATGCCATTTAAATCAGATGTCTCATAGGGAACTTGATATTTGGCGATTTGTCTTTCGGCTTGCTGCATCATGGGCTGGTTAGTTCCAAACCCAAGAAGCAATTTACCTTCACGAGAAGTAATAGATTGATGATTGAGAGTACATGGTATTCTCTGTTTCCTAAACTGTATCTGCGATAACATTGTTACTTAGTTAATAAGTTAGCAAATCCTTTCCAGAAGTAGCGAGGGAAGTGTCCAGTCAGTTGTACATAATTGACTCCTGCTGACACCTTATGTCTAGCTGTAACCTTATGTCCGTCAATGGACATTGTAATTAAGCTACCAGAAACTGTTACATCACTATCTGACATATCATACAAATCTCCCAAGTCCTTAATAGGAATCCACTTAGATGTAGTTTCATCTTTGTAGCTATTAAGGCGAGATTGTAGTTTGGCATCAGAGGGCTGACCAGTTCTCATATCAATAACCTCACCCTCACAATCTGCAAGGATGAAGTTCTGTGTATAGTTAAAGTATAGTTTCATGTGTACTGAACTTTATATCTTTTAGTTCTTCTAGTTTGTAGATTAATAACATCTACCGAATCAGTACCTGCCTTTACGTAAACCTTACCAGATATCTCTTTGATAAAGTCATTCTCTGATTTACCTTCAAAAGTTCCGATAAGGCATAGTGTTACTCCATTGACAAGTACTTTGGTAAATTTATCAACCTGTATAGGAGCCAAAGGTATTCCTTCTTCTCTTACATGGTTAAATGCCTTAGTGTAGGCTCTATACCTCGCAAGACGATGTTCATAATTAGCACCTTTAGAGGGATAGCTAGCAAGTACTGAAGTATCCTTAATTACCACATACTCTTTACCAGGCAATCCACCTTCATACCATGATTTAGATATTACTTTGATACCGGATTTTACTAATAACCATTTGTCTACAGCATCACATAAACGCTCTTTACCACATGTCTGTAACAATATGGGTATTAAGTTACGTTTAAGCTCTCTGTATTCCTCTGCTAATTCATTAGTCATAGATAAGTTGGCAGTTAACCTACTCACTGCCAGGTTTTAAAATATGGAAATCTCACACTCCTTTGGTTACTTAAAGATTATTGCAGACGTGATATTAACGCGGATGTTCTCTTTAGAAGAGATATATTTATTCCACAGGTCAGTCACAACCTTTTGTTTGTCCTGACCACGCACAGACAGCAAACGATTACGACCACTCGTATACAACGGAAGTGTGCTTGTAGATACTTTGTTCCAGAAGTCGTCAAGAGTATCTAATTTATGCTTCTTATCAAGAACAAGATAAGCTGTTACACCACCAATCATAGATGCATGGAGTAATCCTTTAGTGTACTTCTTGTACTTGAGTGCAAGTCCTGTAACCTCATCAAAGGTAGTTTCATACTTTCTGTACATGTTCAACAAATCTTGACGAGTCAGACCAGTCCCTCTAAGTCTGTGAAGAGCGCCAGCATCAGCCAAACCTTTCAAGCCCTTGGTCAAAGCGTAATATTTAGCCACAATGGAAGCTTTCTGGGTAGGATTAGTAATGCCCATGATTCCAAACACATCACCTGCACTTCTTGTTTTACCAGTATCTATGGTAGTCCAAGTTTCGTGTTTAACACCTTCTATGAGCACAGTTTGAAATGGAACACCTGCCTGTATGCACGCTGCTAGACGATGATAGCCGTTATCAGTAAGACCTTTATCATTTATAATGATTGCCTCACCGTTCAAATGCCATTTACCTTCAGACATTTGAATAGCATACTTGTTGATATTGTCTCTAGAAATAGGCCGATTGTGCAAATACTTTGACAATAGTACTTCTGCATCTTTCGGTGTGATTTCTACTACACTGAACTTGAGAGATGATTTTAATGTCTTCATAATTAATCTAATGAGTTACCTATACACTCACGAGGTTTTAGTGAAACGTTAATAAAGAACTAATTAGTTTCAGTCTATTGACTTACTTATAGCATCGCCACGTAAAGGCTTAGTCATGATGCCACTCCCGTCACGGGAGGATATGCTGTAATAAAACGAACAAAAATATTATTACAAGTAAAGGAATCCACCTTCCTGTGCCACACTCCTTTGCCTTATCTCACGATAAGACATCTCTCCAGTATTAAAGGAAGATACTGTTTGGTATAAGAGATGCTCTGCATTAGTCTCCGGGCGTACCCATTATGGTGGTAGATTATATTATTCCTACGAAAGTAATCACGCAATAGTTTTACATTTACTCACCTTTAAGATGAGTTCAGGGTCTTTCTCTAACTGACGTTCTAATCCTTTGATACGTTCGTAGCTAGTAAGACTGAATCCTTGCCAGTTCTCTAGACACCATGCTACATAGAATGGATTGAAGTAACAGACGTCTTTCACTTTCTGATTCTTATATTTACCAACATTAAAGAATCTCCACGAGCTCATTCCTATAGCTGTGGTATATCTATTGTCAACTCTGCGATAATCATCGTATTTGCCCATAACTATGTACACTTTACCTATTCAGTGTGAGGTTTTTGATTAGTGGCTCTTTGTACGCATTACTTGGCAGAGGAGCCATACCAAAACCCACAAACAATGCAGGACGCTGTTTAAAACTTAAAGATTAACTTAAATTAAAACTAAAACAATCATAGTGGACTCCTGCTTTAACGCGTGAAGCAGGAACGTCTTAATTTGGGCAATACATGCATTATGTCCATTTTGCATGTAAAGGATTCTAAGCATTTGCAACTACTTAGAAGAGCTAAACCCTGTGATGTTGTCGGTGTGAGGAATAAATGTCTATAATCTCTTTGTAAAAGTCTCTGCGACCTACGAGATAGTCATCTCCCCAATACTCTACTACCTTCTTAAGACCTTCAATTACTTGATACATAGTAGCACCATTACTAAAGCATGTCAATAGCTCTAGATGTCCATGTATATCCTCTTTACACAAATGCATCCATTCGTTGCCAATTGGATTGTAAATGTATAATATGCTGTTAGTCAAAGGTCTAGCCGGACGTATTTTAATTCCGCTTGGATGAATGTATTCGAATACCATAAGTACGTATGTTTTGATGATTAGACTTTGTGCCAGTCTTTACAGCGCTGGCTTTCTGTGTAGTTACTTATACTCTTTAATGGCTATTATGTTGGTCTTTGCTATTGCTACTGTTACCATAGTATTATGCAATTGACCTGCATTGCGAGGTTTTAATGGTTATTTTACTATGAAAGGTGCTACTGTGTACAGACGCTTAAAAGCACCTCTTGCAAATGCTGTTTCCAACTTTGCTACTTCTCTAGTATTGTATAATACAGAAAGATTGTTAGTTATAACGTATTTTGTTACTGCCATTGTTGTAAAGTTTTTAATCGTTATTACTTGAATCTTCTCCACAAATTGCGTCAATCAGAGCATCTGTGAAATCGTCTTCGATGTAGTCCATAAATATATAGTATTATTGTCAACTCAAACAAAAGGTGAGTATGCATATCTATCACAGACCTACATACTCTTAATAATATTCATTTTACACATTCAAACGGTCTGAACTACGTACTTTAGTACTTTATATCTCGTCCCACTCCAAGTGGAGATTTGTTCAAGCAAATAATAGCCTACTGCTTCCTCAAACAGGGGATTTGTCAGTTTATACATTATACCATTATTTGCATGAATTGCATCGTTCCGATTACGTCCAAATACAGTTCTTAATTTTGATTTCTTCGCTTTCATTTCACTATTCGGCTAACTACATACTAACAAATATATCTGAATAAGCATGATAAAAAGAAAGACACAAATAGACTTTCTAAATGTGCCTTTCAATAAGAAGTACTTTGTTATTCCTTGCAATATGCAATAACATTGACGTTCATTTGCGAGCCGTCTCTTGCGACGCTCTCAAACGTTTCTATCGCCTTTGCGGTTACTTCCGTACCTTGTAAATCTGCAAGACATTCCGCTATTGTCTTATTTTCAAACATATTGAAAATACATTTGTCTTTGTCCGCCTCTGGGAGAATGTCAACCGGTGTAATACGCTTGTTGTTTTCACGGTCGTTGAAAGACCGGAACAAAGAATTGATAGACACGTTTCTTGCCGTTCCGTTAACCTCTACGGCAACTTGAAAGAATGTATTACCGTTCACAACTCCTTTTGTGATTGTTCCGTTAAATTCGTTAATTTCAGCGGGAAATTTCAATTTGTCGCCTACCTTGATAGAATCAGGATTAACACCCAAACGGTTTAAAGCCGCCGCAATTTCGTTTTTGCTTGCTTTCGGTAACTTCTTGTTAACTTCTTGTAATTCTGTTAAATTCATAGTTTAATAATTTATTAGTGAAACAATATAGAACGAGCTTATTTGCCCGTTCTGATTAGCTTTTAAATTAGATTTGCTTTAATTTCTTCACATTCTTCACGTGTGATTATACAACGCGTAGCATTAACTAAAACATAACCGTTTGAAAGATAAGTAAACATAACTCTAATAATTTTAAAATGAATATTATAAAGCAAAACCAAATGATATAAATCTTTTGATTTTCTCCAAACATGGGTGAGGGGTGTGAGGGGTAACACGCCTGTCGTATCCGCAATATACACAAATCTTGCAATATTCACCCAGCATCCGAGTTGGCAATATATAATATGACAACCCACCCCGGGAGTGGGAGGGGTGTGATTTTGAGCACCCGTACTTGTGAGTTGGCAATATATATTAATTTCTATTCATCTTACTAATTGCAAGCAAGCCCCGAAGGGGCGCAGATTGCCACAGCGCGTCATAGAGTTCCGAGTTGGCAATATACTTAATATTAACTGTGAATTTGAATTGGCAATATATAATATATATTAATAATTATATTACCATTTGGTAATATTAAAATATATAACTAATTTTGTATTGTCAAATTAAATAATAATATATTTGCGAACTTAAATCAGAATTATTAACAATAACTAAAATTTATACCAATGGCTAAAGAAGTTAAAGACTTAACAAGTAAAGAAGTAGATGAAGTAAAAATATTAAAGACTAGTTTGTCAGAATGTCCAGTAAATACTGATTTAGGATGTAATGAATCAAAGGCAACTAACTGGGTGAAGTTAGACAATAAAACAACAGATGTAAAATTAGAATTATTAAATAAATTGCAAGACGGACTAGCTAATGGAGCTGGTATTGAATATTTAATGCAACTATCTTGCATTTATAATAACATTCGCTAATAATGAGACATATTAATAGAATTAATAAGCAGTATGAAGAGAAGGAAGTTAAATTGCTATATGATAAAGCTGTAGCGTTAATGAATCTTCTTAGTGATGAGGAATATGAACAAGTAATTACAGATAATGCAGATATATTTAAATTAGCATCTCATCCCGAGAGGGGTGAGTTCTATTTACAAGATAAGCACAACTTAGCCCAGATTGTAGACATATTTAGTAAATTCATTAAAACTAAAGGCCTATCTAAGGACGAATTTAAAATAATGACTCTAGATGAAGTTAAAGAGTATATGGTTGATGTTATTAATGATATCACATCATTCGAACCAGATGAGCTATTCACAATAGTAAAGAACTTAGAGAAACTTCAATGAAACTAGAACAAATACCAGGTGATTATGATAACGTAGACCAGAGAGCTCTAGAATTATTAAATAAGGTAGCTCCATGGGATATGGAATATGATGGCAGATGGCAAACTAGAGACTATTTAGCAAGAGCAAAGGCTAATCAATGATAACACAAGAAGTAGAATTAGTAGAAGAAGCATTGTATAGGAATGCATACATATATCCAGGCTGGAAGTATTGCCTACCTGGATTACTAAAGACAATATATTTATGACAGGAGAAGAAATTATAGTAACATTTAAAGAGCCTTGGTATAATGATTATACCAGACGATTATACACTCAATTGTCTGAACAAATGATTAGAGAAGAGATTGAGAGAGTGCATAAAGAACCAATCATTACTAATGCTGCATTTGATATAGCAGTAGACAAGGCTTTCCTAGAGTTATTACATGACAACAAAGATTTAGTTAATATTACAGAACGATACAAGAATCATGAGTAGAATAGTAACACAAAGTAAATTAAACGAATTAACAGGTAAGAATATAGATTACGGGAAGGGGGGGGTATTGTCCTCACTACCAAACCATAATTAGTCTCTGGGGTAGCGTAGTTGCGTCTAGTAACTACCAGCCAAATCAATTAGTTAAAGAAGAAGATATAGTTGTAGACAAAGACCTATTCCTTATTAATGCGGAGACAGGTAGTTTATACTTTGCTGGCGGTGGTACCTATGCTCAAATTCCAGCTATAGACGGCCATGAGGATTTTGTATACATAGCTGGAGGAGGTGAAGCAATTGGAGCATTGTCTATGCTTGGAGGATTGTATGTAGTTAATCAGTCTACCAAACAGTGGGAATTAAAATACAAAGATACTGTAAGAGCTTATGATTATGCTCACTTGGCTAGGTTCTCTACTGGCTGGGTATTTTATAAGGGAGCAGGAAGAGACGGTAAGAACTATGTTATTATAGTGTATGATGACGGTACAGTAAAGGAGCGTAGTGTTGTAGGTCCAGTCAGTAGCATATCAACTGGGCCTTATGATTACTGCTGTGTTGGGGCATCATATCAGGGAGGAGCTAGAATATATACCTTCTTGGCTACATCTGTACCAGATTCTCTTACTTATTATACTCCTGGAATGTTTACACCAAATGCAGTAATACAAGGGTTTCATTCTTCGCCAAGAAGTGTAGTATATAGCACTACAAGTAATTATACATACGTTAGTACTAACTCAACTGGAACTCAATGGACTGCTGCAACCACTAGACCACAACTAACTGCTTTGACTAAAGGTTTGTATGCAAATGAAGCTGGGACTAATACATTTATGCTTATAGGAAATAATATGAAGAGTGTGTCTACAGATAGGGGTAATAATTGGACTACATCTACACTAGGTGAATATACTCTTACTGATTTAATATATGTAGATTCAAATTGGTATGCAATTGGTTCGAATGGAACTAAAAGACTCCTATTGCAGAATACAGCTTCTACATTTGACCAAAGTAATAAAATACTTGACTTGCCTGACTATTCTAGACAAGTAATTAAAATTAATACATAACAGGTTGATATAATAAAGCCCGAGCCTAGTAATTAAACTAAGTTCGGGCTTTGTTGTTTATAATAAGATTCCGTCTCGGTAAGTGGGAATACGTCAGAGCACACTGGCGTAGACCACCAAGACGAAGATGTAAAAACTATCTTAGGCTTTGTGCCTAGCATCTACTGGCTGGTATCAATTTTATTATATAGCTGTAGTGTCTATAGAGAATGTCACGTACCACCAATATAAATCATCTGCATTATCTATCCCAACTTCCAGTAGCTGTGACCAATTTACTCCTTTATATTTCCTTAAGTTTTTAAGCACATTTAGAACATCTTCCATAGAATTAATAATACATCCTTCAGCTCCATTTGTTCCATTGCTTATTGTCATATAAACTTGTAATTTAGATTTACCTCTAGGAATAACAGCAAATGTTTCATAATGGTCTTTTATATTCAAAATAATATCTTCTATATATCCTAGAACATTATCTTGTAAAGATTTACCAGTAAGGTTACACATTCTTAAGCCTTTGGGAGTTCTTTCATAATATAAATTCTTTAAAGCTCCAAATGTATCATACCAAGTGCCAGAGTTAAACAGTTTAATTACTTGTTTACGCTCCTCCTCGTTATAAGGACTCCACCTATTCCAGATTCTTTATGCTGAACATACACATAATACATTAGCCTATATTGATTGTCTCCTACACAAACATCTAGCTCATGCATACTAATATCATAATCTGGATTTAATTCCCTAATTTCATTTAGCCTATCATTCTCCATAACTCATTAATTACATACAAGTGTGAATTAATACATCTCCTCCACTTCATCAACATTAATTAATCGCTTTCCCATTCTTCTTCTAATGTGTTATATAATTTAATAAAATCTCCTCCTTTATATTCACATATACATTCATTATCCTTATTAAAGATAGTAAGCATGTGCATATCCTTAGATTGTCCATTGTCTACATAAGAATACATCCCGTGTACCAATACGTATTCGGGATGTTTCTCATTCCAGTTATTTACAAGTTCCTTCATCGTTAAGTGTTATTCCATTACTAGCATAAGATATAAATGTACCTGTGTCATATGGTCTCCAGCCACTATCATCTCTACGTATAGTAGTTGTTGTCTGTCCTACATTAAATTGTGGAATCTCTACTATATTATCAAGAACTCTAAATAAGTCCTCTATTGATAAGTTTGGAAGTATCTGATGTAAATTCTCTAATGTCCTTCTAACATCAATCATAATAGTATATTTTAGCAAATTGTACACCACCTATACTAATATTAGGCAGTAATACTTCATATAGTTCTGTAGATTCAAATGTATCTTTATATTCTCTAGGAACTAACAGAGTGTCAACATGATGTCCTCTAGATATTCTAGCTAGATAGGAAATCCTACTGTCATCAAAGTCTGTAAGTTCCAACATAATGGCATTATGATGCCTAGGACAATTTCCACTAAGTATTATCATAATTACTTCTCCTGTAGTAAGATTCTCATCTCTTCCTTCCAGTTCTTATACCACTGTTCATTAATAAGGTCTTCCGATTCAATTAATTCAATCAAATCTTTAGTGCCATTATGAATTTGGCTACATAAATACTGTGCTAATTGGTTCTTTAATTCATCCATAATTATTAGTCTTTAGTTTTAACATAAAGTTGGCAATGGCAAGTCCCTTCTTCCATTTCCCTAAACTCTTTACACATACATACTGTATTTTCATCTCTTACTAAGGAGCATGGGCAGTACTTCTTACCATACTTCTCTTTATTCCTTTTAAGTCCTGCTAAGACTGTCTCTTTTATTTCTTTATTATCAGTTACTTTAATCATTGCGCTGACGCTGTATACAGTTCTATGTTTAGGTCTATTTCCCCACCAGTAAATCTAAATACTCTACCAGAATTATTCATTTCGACCCACCTTCCAGATGAAGGGAATGTTACTCCTTCTGCCCAATTCTCAGATTGAGAATCTACTGCTAATGTAATTTTAGGCACTTGCCTAAGTATCATGTATCCCTCAAAACGTATCCAAACAGGTGTATTATATGGGTCTTGGTTAGAAGGTGCTAATTTCTCTAAGTAATATTTAAGAGGATTTGCTAAAGTCTTAGTGTACGTTTGTTCTCCTTGCTCTAATCTTGGAGTAATTGTAAAGTACATAGTATTGTCAGAATACTTAAATGGCTCTCCATTCACTGAACTCTCATTAACAAATGAGAAACGTACTCTAAATTTCTGTATATTATTAATTGGCATATCCTTCCAACCATAATGAAGGATTACATTTGGAGCAGCCTTTATACCTTCTAACTCCACTAACTGATTATCAGTATAACTAAATCCACTTTTAATCTGACATCCTAATTCAAGTGCTCTAGCTTTAGTACAGCACTTATTATCAATTACCGAGAGAGTCCCTCCCCCCATAGTCTTAGCTTCTAATTCTGTTGCTATTTTACTCATGTTGTTAATTCTTTTACATTGCAAATTTACTACATCTAAATATACTATCCAAGTGATATTAGTTAATAGTCCCACCTTTCTGGAAAGTATAATTTCGGGAGTCTAGCACTATTCTTATCATGTACTACATGTATGGATTGTCTAGGTCCCCAACCTACATTATTGGGCAATGGCTCAACTGAAGGAGTCCCTTTATCTATAGCCTTACTAATTACTCTAGCTCTAGCCCATTTATTACCACCAACAGCCATATCTTTTACTGGCTTTAACTTAGGTCCAAAGTTACGCATTCCAAATCCACCTGCCAAATTACCTATGTTAAAGAAATCTGCAACTACCGGATTCATTCCTGTAGTCTTAGAAAGCATATCAGCCCAGTCTTTATATTTGTCATTACTAGCTACATTAGTTATCTTATTAACTGCTTCATTACCTGCATATCCACCTGCTACTGATAATGGCCCAAATATTGCACCTGTTAATAATGTACTAACATAAGGTGCGGCTTCTCTCCTTCCTCTATCTACAGCACCAGCCAGATTAATATTTCTAGGAGTAACTGTTACTTCTGGTAAAGTTACATTATTCATACCATTCTCATTATTAACTGGCAATACTATATTACCTCTCTTATCATAACCTCCCATATACTTAATAGGTTGTGCAGGTTCTTGATACTTAATAATCATACCATTCTCACCTTTAGGAATACCATTATATACCCCAGTAAGTACTTTAGCATAATTAGTAGCTTCTGCATATCTTCTCTTACCTTTATTAGAACCAGTAAGCTTAGCTACAAACTTATTAATATCATCATTCTCATCAAAGTCATATAGTCTCTTTAAGAATTGTATCTTATCTGCTGCATACTCATCCATAGAATTATAAGACCTAAACTTCTGCTTAATAGCTTCACCTTTAGCATTTTTATCATTACCAGTTACATAATTACCTTTCCATGAACTACCAGTAGTTAAATTGCCAAAGTTGTACTTACCTTGTGCAGACTTACCCCAACTAGATTCTAATGCGTCTTGTGCTAATAACATTCTAATTGCATTATCATTAGTAATACCTGCCTTCTTATAGGCATTAATAAGTTCTGTAGACCATTGCTTTCTGTTAGTATATGGACTCTTCCAAGTTGAGTTGGCAGTTTTAGTAACAGGTTTATCAGTAACAGATTTACTAGCTACTGGCTTATTAATTACTGGCTCTACTGTAGGATTATTAGCTACTACATCAGTTTCATCAGTATCTCTTACTGGTACTACTAAAGCCTCTGGTTTATCGTAAGTTGTATTATAATTATACTCACTAAATGGATTAATAGGATTAGTAATATCAGTGTAATCTATTGTAGGATTACTTACTGGATTATAACTTACGAACTTCATTCCTTGTTGAGCTTTCTTGATTCGCTTCTTATAGGTTGGGCGACTTGATTTGATGAACTTCTTGCGCATGTCTCGTTTACCGTTAATCTCTTCTTGTTTCTTTAACAGAGGGGACTTCTTAAAATCAAATCTTCCACCATGTGCCATAGTTACTAATTCTGGATTTCTAACAGACTTACCTTCAATCCATATAGGATTAGATTGCTGTAGTATAAACGGACGACCTACTTTATCCATTAATGCAGCTTGTTTAGTAAGCCTAACTTGGTTAGGAGAATCATTCCACCTCTTAGCATAGTCAGCAGGATTAAATTTCCACATATCTTGAGAAGTCTGTCTAAGCTTACCCTTATTCATTTGAAACTTAACCAAGTGTCCAGCAACGTCATCAATAGGACCTATATAATCGGTTCCTGGCTGCCTAAAGGTCATGAACTCTTTATCTCCCATACGCATTACTGGTTCAGCTTCCTTACCAATAATTTTACCAATCGGATTCTTTCCTGCGTATTCTGTAAATTCAGAAGCTTCTTGAAATTTCAATGGCCTACCAGAGGGTACTACTGCACTCATTTCGTATCTTCTGTTATGAACCCCAGGATAAAGCTGCTCATATCTATCGCCATGACTAAATCCTCTCCTTGCTTCATTACGGCTAATAGGTTTGATATTACTAGTAGCTTTATTAAAGAACATTCTTTTAACTACTGGATTCTCATCAAATATATATTTAGCTAATAGATTCCTACCTTCTAAATTTCCTCCACCTAGTATTGAAGAACCTGTGTAGTCGGCTGGCATTGTTTTTATATCTTGCAAACTTACTGATGCATTACCGTTAGTTCTCTTGGCAGCTTTATAAGCAGCCACTTTTAATGGTAATTTCTCTACCTTAGATAGAAATGGAGTAATTCTGTTAGCTGTTGCCATTGCTATATTAGAAGGAGTCCTTGCTTCCTTATTAAATATCCAATGGTTCTTGTTAATAGGATTCCAAGCTAAGTCAGCGTCACCTTTAATTGATTTAGTTATTAACTTGTCCTTTCCAATCTTATATCCTTTAGCACCACCATACCAAGCTCCTGGATTAGTATAAACTCCAATTTCGGACGGAATGCCAGTTTTATCTTCCAACCAGTTACCCCAGCCCCCGGTAAGCTTATCCACAGTCATATTACCTAAAGCTCCTACTACAACAGCGGCTGGAGTTGTTACTAATGCAGCACCAGCTGCTGAAGGAAGTATAGTTCTTTCTATTCCAACTAAAAGATTAGTCTCATTGGACATAGAAGCCCTGAATCTGGCTTTAGCTCCTTTAATAGGATGCCAATAGTCTCTATTTCTTTCAGCAGCTGACCTGGTATCATTAGAAGGTTCTCCACCTAAATCTACAATGGAATACTGTCTAGGTTTAGCTTTAATAGGTTCATGAATTTCTGGCCTAACTACTTTAGTATTATCGGACTCTATGGTGTTTCCTTGTTGTAGTTTAGGTATTACTTTCATTATTTATTCGATTTATCGTTATTGGTGAATCTCTTCCATATTCCTGTTACTGAATCTATGCCAAGCAATCCCATACAACACAACAGGACTGTGTCTATCATTAATGGGGCTTGAATTACGTTTATTGCACAGTATATTAACACTCCCAAGCAGACAAACCACCCTACTACTCCGCAGAGTCTCTTAGATGATATGCCAGAGTGGGATGTGAATACTTGCTTTAAGAATGTTACAAACTTCATTATATAATTACATTTATAGAAATATTAGCTGTGTCACCTCCTATATATGCCTGATTTATTGGTATTTCAGTAGTTACCCCAGATTGGCATACTGCGATTAATGTACTTTAATTCTTAAATGTTAAGAATTACTAAGTGTAGAAGCAATCCACTTTTGATTGGGGCCTTTGTTAAGGCTAAAGTGCTGTAAACCACCTTGATTTACATTTACGTATAATGTGAACATATTAGCTATTGGAATTCCGACTATTGTCACACTAATACATGTTGGCGTACCATTAGATACTCCATAATACAGTAACTGAAATGGGACCATGTCTGTCATATTAGACTTCACAATCTCCATTACAGCACTATCAGCACTGTTAACCTCTATATTACTACTTCTACCTGGATAAATCAAATCTTGTGTTGTTAAAACTAGGGTCTGAACCCCCCCCCCATAGACTTGAGTGCGTCATTCACTTGTTTAGTGGTAGGGCATTTGTTGTCTTCATTTTGAATTAAAGCCATGATTGTTATTATTTAATAATTCTACGTTTAATTTGCACACCTCTCTTAGCTATTAGCATAGTATTACTTCTTTTGTTGTTAGCATTACTAGCGAAGGTATTATGCAGTTTAGCTATCTCGTCATCACTAAGGGTATTAAACCCTGAAGGTATTTTAGCTCCCTTAGTTCTCATCTCCTGAATATCTGTACCTTTTAATTGCCTATTAGGGTCAATATAATAATTACCATTCGCATCTTTCATATTTACATTGGCTCCTCTAAATCCCCACGTGTCCGCATGTCTTTCATTAGGTTGGGAGCTGTACACTTGAGACTCTAATGGTGTAGAGGATTCATAATCCACTCTGTTATTAATACCAGGATTGGCCTTTAATATCTGCGGATTATTATCTCCAACCATGTGTCCAATACCTTCATGCCAAGACACATGGCTAAATCTTCCAGAGAATGGGAATGAAGGAGCATTGTATGTGTATTGCAATCCTGCTGGATATGCTGCTCCCTTATTTTGTCTCATAGCTACTTGGGCAGCTTGAGTCACATTACCAACCTTCCCTTTATATACATTTGGATTAGAATAGAACTTAGAAGGTTCTACATATTCTGCCCTGTTAATTTGGTCAGTAATGTTAGCAAGGTTAGATTCATTAACTTGAGATTGATACTTAGGCTGTTTAGCACGTTCTTTATACCATTCTATAGCAAAGTCTTTCATCCCTCTAGTTTGGGCTTGATATCTCTGGTCCTCTGGCAATTTATAATTCTCTTTAGGATTAGGTCTTGCTACAGCTCCCTGTTGTGCCCTAATAATCCCTCTTCCTTTAGTTGAGATTCTCATAATATCCATTTAAACCAGCCATAGCTGAAAGTCTTCCTCTCGTATTCAGGATGTTCAGCTACATACCTAGCTTCCCTTTCAAATGATATGTTTCTATAGGCAGTGTGAGCATTGCCACTAGCTAGTAATTTAATAAACCACTCTATTACATACCATAAATAGAAGAATACTATTCCCATTTCTAATATCTGTTTTGTGTGAGTCTTCTCATGTGTAACTGTAGCTTGAGTCATTCTCTTTATATAATCCTCACTTCTAGTAAACATAATAGCACAAATATTCATAAATGAATATCCTTTTACCGGAAGTAACGGATTGATAAAGAATAGCAATCCTTTAGATTTGTCGTACTTAAATTTCATAGTTAATGCTTCCATTTGGCGGCATTTCTAGCGAAATTAGCTCTCTTCTTCTGTAACGGAGTCGCATTAGGATTGTTAAGTACAGACCTAGCATGTTCTTGAACACTCTGTCCAGCTTTCTTAGCTGATGCCGTAAATTTGCCGCGATTCTTCTTCTTAATATGAATCTTGCTTCCATTTTTATCTTTCCTTACTAACTTACTACCACATCTAAACATGGGAACCTCTTCTAGGTCCGCATCATCGAGTAACTCTTTCAGAGCCTCATTAATTCTTGATAATTCCTCTGCGTTAAATTCCATAATTAAATTACATGTTAAATCACTTTTTTATTCACAAAGGTATTGCTAAATTTGCACATTATCAAACAAATCAGATGAATTAATGATTTAAGGTGTCAATGTAAATAAGTAATAAAGAAACTAAACTATTATTAATCTCTAACCTTTAAATCAGTAGATTAATGTTATTGGGCAAACTAAAAGAGGTGTACAGGTGGATTGACAGTTGGAGTTCTGGTGTTAAGACGATAGTCATTATAATGCTTGCATTCTTGATGGTAGAGCTTCATTTCTCTTCACACACTAAAGCTATTTTAGAAGATTATAGACAGGCAGCTGTTACGGAGAAGGTATTAGCTGAGAAATATACAGAGATGATTACTCCACAAGTTAACGGGCATATAGAGCATATTCTTATGGAAGATAAGGATGCGTCGAATGTCTTGTTATTGAATTACCATAATACCTTACAAAGTACACATGGTTTATCATATCGTTATTTAACAGCTCTTACAGAGAAGAGAAGAGGGTATGAAACTAAGGCAACTATTAAGATATGGAAAGAGTTGGAGTATATTAACTACAGTGATGAGTTTGGAAGGATTAATGACAACCAATTCATTAGAATGGACACTATTGAGAACTACTACAGAACATTCCCTAATTTAGTAGCTTTATTAGAAGAATCTGGAGCAAAGTCTGCTGCGATGTATCCGATTGCTGGAATTGATGGACCTATAGGAATGATTGTTGTTATTTATCCAGTTACTAAAGAGTACTATTTGGGGTACTATAACTCCGTTATTGCTCCGTGTATCCAACCTCTATCTACCTTATTAGATTATAACTCAATTAGGAAGAAATTTAAAATGAATTATGAAAGTAGACAAGAGGAACAAGGAAATATGTTACAACGATTCTTCCCATATGTATTGGAGTGAAATCGACAATACTATATACACTTCAGTAACAACAATGATACATGAGTTCTGTCAAAAGTTCGACAGTGATTTCTGGTCGCAATACAAAGCATTACAGAAGCTATTAAGTGCTGAACAGTTTGCCATGGAGAAGAAGAGACTATTAGAAACTAAACGTTTTGATAAGAAGTACTTCTTAGACATGTACGATTTAAATGAGACGGAGTTTAATTCTGCACAACAGGATATACTGGATGAGTGGTCTAAAACTAATGCCGATTCCAAGGAAAGAGGTACAAAGATTCATAGTGATTTGGAGCATCAATACTTAGGTAAGAGTTCATGCCAAATGAGAAGTTACGGTTTAGGCGGAACTTTTGAAGTTAATACTAATGAATCTTTAGAGAAGAATAACTTAGACCTACTAAGCATAGAAAGAGGAGTCTTCCCTGAATATATGATATACAGAAGGTCTGACGACAATAAGTTTAGGTTGGCAGGTCAAATTGACTTACTTATTAAGGACGGAAATGACATTTACATTGTTGACTACAAGACTAATAAAAGTATTGACGAGAAATCTTACTTTGATACCAGGACTAAGAAGAGTCAAATGATGAAGTATCCTATGAATAACTTAATGGACTGTAATAAAGTACATTATACTTTACAACTATCTACCTATGCATGGATGCTTCAGAAATTAAATCCTGATTTTGTTATTAAGAAGCTATTGCTTATACATTATGACCATAATAGTAACGTTACAGAACATGAGTTAGATTATCTTAAAGATGATGTGGAACGTATGTGTAAGCATTGGAAAAAACAGTGTATACTTGAGGAAATCAAGGAGAAGAGAAAGCCTATAGAGTTCTAATGAGCTAGTTCATAATCATAGAGTATCTTTCAAACTGGGATTTGAGATATTAAAAGTAAAGTATAATTAAAGCTCATTAGAAATCTATGGGAATTACTAATATTGTAAATGGGCACTTGAACGAGTTACTGGGTAATAACGAAGAAATAGCTAAAGCTCGTATTAGAATATGTAAGAAATGTCCTATTATGAAGGATTCGTTTATGGGGTATGTATGTAGCAGTAAACTGTGGCTAAACCCTAAAACAGGAGATATATCAACAGAACGTAAAGATGGTTATAAACGCGGATGCGGGTGTAGACTTAATGCTAAAGTTAGAGATATTAAGTCTTCATGTCCAGCATGTAAATGGTAAATGATTTAAATTATGAGTAATAACGGAACAATGGATGTAATGTTTGGGGGTAAAGGATTAAGCTTTGCCGGTGCAGATGGATTTAAAGATTTAAAGAAAGAAGCTGCTGTGGAAGCACATAATAAAGCAGTAGATACTTACACTAAAGCACTTAATAAGAACATTAAAGATGAATTGGAGAAAGCGGAGGAAGTAACAGAGAAGATGAATAGTATGGAAATTATGCCTATTAATTCATACGTATTGGTTAGACCTTATGCTAAGAATCCGTATCAAAAGATAGAAGTGACTAAAGGCGGACTTATTATACCAGAATATGACGGAGCATTTAAGAATCCAGACACCGGAGAGAAAGATACAGAGTATCAACTTTCAGTTGTAGCTAATGTTATAGAAGTAAGTCCTTTGTGTAAGTTTATTAAACCGGGAGACGATATATATTATAGGCGTTCTTCTGGAGTACCTGTTCCGTTCTTCAGACAAGGATTTGAAGTTGTAGCTGAACAGCAAGTGCAGGTGGTTATTAATGAAGGTTTAAAAGAACGATTTAAAAGTATAGAATAATGGAAGAGAAAGTGTTTTATCAACCAGGAGATGTAGTAACATTAAGACAAGACATCCCATATAAACCTCAGATGATTGTAGTTAAGAAAGAGACGATGACGTTTAGACCATCTAAGGATGAGAAGAAAGATGAATATTTCAAGGGTATTAGATGTAGATGGTTCTCTACAAGAGGAGAGCTACAAGAAGCTATCTTTAATACTAAAGACTTAATTAAACTATAATGGCAACTAAGTTTCAACAAGGTGGGCAGGACGACCAAGAGTTGTTCTCTGCCTACCTTATTAAGTTATTTAAGCCTAAGTCTCAGCAGGAGTTTGAGGATACTATATCCAAACTCTCAGAGAGGGAAATTAATGAAATCTATAAACAATACAAGAGTATGGAGAATAATCAAACTATCATGGCTAAGATGGGAGCCAAAATTAACTACATTAGCAGATTGCAAGGTAAGTGTCCAGAAGGTTATGAGGTAGAGAGATTCATGGCTGGAGGATGTGTTAAATGTAGAAGGAAAGCAATGGCTGAAGGCAGTAAAGCTATGGACGTATTCAAAGATAAATGTGGAGGTAAAGCCAAGAGACGCATTAAGAAGAGCGAGAATGGTGATAAAATAGCAGTTAATAAGACTGATACTGTACACACCAGTAAGGGAGTATATAATGTTAGTAATAAGAAGCTCCCTTATAAGAAGATGTCCAAAGCAGATTACAAAGGACTACCTTTAAAAGACAAAATGAAAGTTGATATGAAAGACCAGGCCAACGGCAGAGGTGCTAGCGGAGCAGGTGCAACTAGAGGTAGTAATATAGGTAAAAAGTTAAGCGGTGGCACTATTACTTCGTTCAAGTGCGGAGGAATGGCTAAGAAGAGAATTAAGAAGAATATGGGCGGAACTGTTAGCAATAAATGGAGTATTCCTAGTAAAGCTAGCGGTGATGCTATTAAACACATTAAAGGTGGACCAGGCTCAGCAGATAGCACTAGAGAAATGAAATTTAATGGGTTTCAGAGGAAAGCACTAGCTGGTAAGCCTTATAAAAACAAATAAATATGAAAGTATTCCTATTTGATAATGGTACTAATTCGGTGATTGTGAATGAGCCAGAGGTTCTTCTTATTAAGGAGTTCGCAGCTCTATGGACTAATGAAAGGAATAAGACCAAAGAAGACCCTACGGGAGTTTGCAAATCAAGAGCTTATAGAGAGCTTGTTTACATATGGCTAATGTTAGATTGGGCATCTCCATACTCTGATTATACAGAACAGGAAAGGCATCAAGCATGTCTTCAGGATGCTAATTTAAGTGAAGAGGAATGGGCAGACCCAATCTTCAGAGCCGCATGTAGGAAGTACAGAGATATTCAAAACGAATCTAGAGCACTTAAACTCATTAAGTCTGCTCAAAGTGTAGTTGATAGAATTACTGATTACTTTGACACCATAGATTTATCTGAAAGAGACCCAGTTACTAATAGACCTGTTTGGAAAGTGGCTGATGTAATGAAAGAAATGCAATCAGTTTCTAAGGTTATAGAAGAACTTAAAACTCTTGAGTATATGTACAAGAAAGAGCAAGAAGAAGAGACTGGTATCAGAGGTGAAGGTAAGAAAGGACATTTAGATTAGTTATGGCTGGACGTGGTAGACCTAAGAAGAAAGTCGAAGTTCCAGAAACAGTTCAAGAGTTAATACAGAGAGTAGAACCAGAGTTAATAGAAGCTGTTCAACATATGAATCCTGTCATAGAGGACAATTCAATTAAAACATCTAATGTTGAATGGGATGTATCATTAGATACCGAGATTAAGCATTTCGACCCTACTCTATCTTATGAGCTGACTGGATATCGACCAGTGGATGAAGAAAGAGGACTGGATTTTAATCCAGAGTGGTTCACTGAAGCTAGACAGATTAAACTAAGAAACGGTAAATACTGTGCTTATCCGGAAGGAACAAAGAAGTATAATGACTTTTGGGACGAAGAGGTTAGAAGATGTAATCAAGGATATGAATCACATGGGTATAGAATCACAGGTGATAATTACTTCTTCCTTAATTATTATAGACTAAAGAACACCGATGTGTCTCAAGCTGGTACCGGTCGTGAAACTACATTCCCTTCATTCTTTAGTAAGCAGTATGAGTACTTCCATTACATAGAAATGTGTGAGAAGTTGAAGAAGGATGTGTGCGCCCTTAAAGCTCGTGGAGTCGGATTCTCCGAAATTGCAGCATCTTTAGGAGTTAGGTTATATACAACTGTTAGAGGTTCACATACAGTATATGTAGCATTTACCGAGAAATTCGTTAGTGACGTGCTTCGTAAATGCTGGGAACAGCTTGAATATTTAAATGCTGATACAGAAGGCGGCATGAGACATCTAAGACAGAAGTATAATTCTGATATGCATAAGAGAGCTTCTCTTCTTACTAAAGACAGAGAAGAATTTGGATTCATGTCAGACATTATTGGCTTCGTAGTAGATGTTCCTCGTAAACTCCGTGGAGACCGTGTGGATAGATTGTTCTTTGAAGAATCTGGTTCTAACCCAATCCTAGTAAAGACTTACTTACAGAGTACAGCTCTTGTAGAAATTCTAGGTAATAAGTTTGGAACTAGATTTGTGTGGGGAACAGGTGGAGACCAGGGACCTGCACTTGACGGACTTAGTAAGATGTTTTATAATCCAGCTGGATATAATTTCTTACCTTATAAACATAACCATACTAAAGACGGGTCTTATGCTTTTACCTCATTCTTCATACCTGCCTATACATTCGTAGCAGCAAATGGATATGTAGACGATAGAGGAGTTACTAATACTGCGAAGGCTAAGAAGTTCTATTTAGACCAAAGAGAAGCTCTACTAGCTAACCCGAAGGAGCATTTAATTGCATGTGCAGAGTTCTGTTTTACTCCTGATGATGCTTTGGCTCTAGAAGGAGATAACCAGTTTAATACTGTATTGTTAAGTGAGCAACTTGCTAATATTAAATTACATAAACTGGGACCACATATTGATGTAGGCCAGTTAGAGTATAATTTTACTAACAACCAGCACACAGAGGAAGCAATTGATAGTGTAAGATTTGTTAGTAATCCTAAAGGTAAGGTTAAGATACTTGAACATCCGATTAGAGGAGAACATGGAGCTGTACCTAGAAATTTATATGTTGCTGGTATCGACGGTATTGATATGGGTGGTGAAGACACTTCTGATAAGACTCAAGACCCTTCTGATTTCTGTGTAGTAGTTAAAAAGAGAGCTTATGGGTTAGATGAACCTAAAATAGTGTGCTATTATAGGGACAGACCTAAGACTTTACGTGAAGCACATATGACATGTCTTAAGATATTGCAGTATTACGATTGTCAGGCTGTTCTTGAATCTACTAGAATGTCTACTCTGCAATTCTTTAGAGAGAAACATAAAGAGAATAGACATTTGATGAGAAGACCTAGAGCTACTCAATCTGACATACAAGGAGGTCGTAGTAAACAATTCGGAGCTCCTGCTACTGAAGTAGTAATTAGGCATCAATTAGATTTAATAGCTCAACATATAGAAGATTATTGTCATAATATATGGTTTGAAGAAATTCTAGAAGAAGCAATTAAATACAGTTATGAGAATAAACGTAAGTTTGATATTATAGCTGCATGGGGTATGTGCGAACTAGGAGACGAGGAATTAATGGGGGTAGTTCCTAAAGAAATGGACAGTCCTAATAACAAACTAAGACCTTTCGGTTATTGGGTTGACGAAAGAGGAATTAGACATAAAGGAGTTATTCCAGAGAAACAACAGATAGTACCTAAGTTTAATTTATGGCCTACACAATACGATGACCCTACAAGAATTAGAAGTAGCAATCAGAGATTTATTCAAACAGATTTATCATAAAGAATATGTGGCTAAATTAAAGCTAGAAGAGCTACAAACTGCCGAGGGGACACATAGGGGTTATAAGTTAACACTTGGCATGAATAATATAGACAAGCCACTTATTATATCGTTTGAGGGTGGTGAAGTAGCGTATCTTAAATTTCTTAGACAGGAATTAAGAGATAGAAGATTAGGCGACACACATTATTTCCTAGGATATAAACAATATAACGGATTAGAGAGTTGTAATGAGTGCACAGAACAGGAGTGATGAGTACTTAATGGAGCATATTGATAAGGCAGTGTCAGAATTAGTATTTCCTAAGTACAAATTACAGAAAGCATATAATTATTATAATGGATATAGAGATGCCGAACAATATAGGTATCTAGAAGAGAATTTTGGAATAGGTAATCCTACTTCTATAGAATTTACTCCTCTTATCAGGAAGCATGTTGATGCTTTACTTGGAGAATACCTAGGTACTCCATTACTGCCTAAAGTGTCATGCAAGGATAAAGAAACTATATCTAAGATATCTAGAGATAAGGAATTACAAATTAATAAAGAAGTATATCAATACTTACAACAACATCTTAACAATCAGATACTAGCGTTCTTAGGAGGACAAGAAGTAACTGATAAGGCTGTAGAGGCTCAACTTAATAAGTTAGTAGAAGATATTAATAATAGCTTTGTTAGCGAGTATGAAATAGCTGCACAGAATGTTGTTGAGTATATAATCCAATCTAGAGATATTAACTTACTTACTAAGTTAAAGAACCTGTTACTTGACTTACTAGTAACTGGCATGAGCTTTTACCAGGTTCATCCTAGTAGGAAGAGAACTAATATAGAAATAGAGATATTAGACCCACGTAATGTATTCGTTGATAGAAATCCAGAATCTGTATATGTTAGAGATAGCTACAGAGTAGTTATTAGACGTTGGTTAACTAAGCAACAAATACTTAATAAATATGGTCCTCAACTAGATACAAGTAGTATCAATGAATTAGAGGAGATGTTTGAGGGATATTACGATAGTAGTTATATATATGTACGCGCTATGAGCAATCAAGCTACTGGAGCTCCTATTACAGACGGACTCGAGGCGGGTAAAGAAGTAATACCTGGATTCCCTACCGACTACTATGAGACTTACAATTATAAGTTAATACCTGTGTTTGAAGTTGAGTGGATTGATGTTGATAAAGAAGGAGAAGATTATGTAGAGAATAGATATGAAGGAGTTAAAATCGGAGAATCTATTTACATTCTTACTGGTAAGTCTCCTGATGTAGTTAGAACTAAAGATAATCCTACACACTGTGGATTGTCAGTTAATGGTTTGTTCTTTGTAAACAGAAGTAACGAACCATATTCACTTGTGCTTGCATGTTCACATCTTCAAGACAAGTATGATTTGATTACTTTCTTTAGGGACAATGTAATTGCTAATAGTGGTACTAGTGGAGACTGGATTGACTTTAGTATGCTACCTATGGCTCTTGGTGATGATTTGACTGAAAGATTGCAGAAATTCATTGCCTATAAGAAGACTGGTGTGGCTCCTATTGATACTTCACAAGAAGGTAGGGCATTTAACAACAATACTTCTTTTGCTGGATTCGATGACTTATTAAAAGCTGATACTATTCAGGCATTTAATATGGCGTTGCAGATGTTAGAAGAGCAGACATCATCTATTACTGGAGTGTTTAGAGAGAGATTAAATGGAATAGAAACCAGGGATGCTGTTAGTAATGTTAAGGCAGGTATGAGAAATTCTTATATCATTACTAAATCTTACTATCAGCAAATGGATACTTTGGCAGAGGATATTCTGATTGATTCTCTTAATTGTGCTAAGAAGGTATGGAAACATAAACCACTTACTGGAACTTTAGTGCTAGGTGACAAACTACAGAAAGTATTTACTGCTCTCCCTGAACATTTTACTTTTACTGACTATGATATTCATGTAATAGCTAGTAGTAGAATTATGGAGGAAATGCAGAACATGCAACAATTAATGATTGAGTTCATCAAGAGTGGTCAACTAGACCCAGACATAGCTATGGAGTGCATGACTGCCAGAAGTATGACTGAACTTAAATCTAAATTGTCTAAGGCATTTCAAAAGAGAAGAGAAGAAACTCAGAACACTGCACAGATGCAACAACAGAACGAAGAGCTACAGAAGCAACTTCAAAAGGCAGAACAAGAGAAAGAGCAGCTTAATAATAAGATTGCATCTCTTAATGAAGCTAAGATTGCTATTGAAAGACAAAAGGTTGAATATGACTATGAGATTGGAATTATTAAGGCTAATGCTGATAGAGATTATAAGCAGAGTACTTCTGATAATGACACCAAAAGAACAGATATTGAGATAGCCCAATTGTACGATGGGAATCAGCAGAATAACGAAGTGAAGAACGTATAATGGAATTAAAAATTAAAGTTTGCACTAACGATAGCTGTAAGGTAATCATACTTGACGATACTGGTACAGGAGAGAATGGCTATTTGCCTGAATCTTCTTCAGTTATCGTCAAGAACAGATTCAAGTACTCTGACACTGTATCTATTGATGTCTTACAACATAATAAGGCAGATGGGCCTGAAATACAACTTCCTGTTTACACTTTACATGATGACGGTAATAAGTCAGTAACTATGCCAGTAGGGTTTGATGGGTGGTTTAATGTATATCATATAGTTCTGCCGACTAAAGATTGGTTTGATAGAGAGATGGATAAAACGGCTGGTTCAGCTGTAACTATGTATGCCACTGTGTACTATTCGGACGGCATCTACATCTATAAGTATTTTAATGGCACATCTACGACCGTAACTGTAGATGAGATAGTAGAGAGGAACGTAGAAGATACTACAATTTCTAGGACATATAATAATTACGTGTCTATTTGTTTTCTTAAGAAATGTTATATATCTTTGTGCCAGCAAATATTTAATAGCAGAGGTTTCAGTAAATGTTGGAGTAAGAATGCTGTAGCGGCCGAATTATCCTACAAGAGAGATTTAGTCTGGATGGCTATTAATGTAATCAAATATATGGTTCAATCTAATCAGTTAGCTGAAGCTGAACGAATCATAGAACAAATAGGAGGTTGTAATGGCTTGTGTAAATCAGAATACAGCAAATGGCCAGAGCAAGGCTGTGGATGCTCTCAAAGATAAGGTGATTTGTGAATACAAAGAACTGCTTAAGTATTTAGAACGGGGGCATAGATATGACTACCAACTAATTCTCGAAGAGATAAGTCTCATCGAATTGCTAGAAGAGAATGAAGTTAATAGGTCTGAATTTGTAGAACAATTTTATCTTAATAATAAATGGCAGATAACTCTATTTTAACACCAGGTGGTTCTGGAAATGAATGTATCAATCCTGTTAACGAACAAATTGATACTTCACAATTTCTGAAAGTAGATTACCGCTTAGGGGAGTTTGAGAGTGAGTCAGATAAACAAATTGCTAGAATTAATCTTGGAGCTGCTGGCATTAATGATGTCTATGATAAGACTTCAGCAGATTTAAAGACATTAGAGGCAGTTAAGACCTCAATGGATACTCACCTAGCTACTGAAGACCCACATAATATAATTCCTACTATAGAAAGTAAACTGGAGGGTTTTGTTAAAGAGGATGGAACCACACCATTCTTAGCACCTCAAACAGGTGTTGACCCGTTGACAGACTTTCATTTAACAACCAAGAGATTCGTGACTGCTTTAATGGACAGTCATTTAGCTAAAACAGACCCACATAATATAATTCCTCTTGTAGAGGAAATACTTAAAGTATATGTAACTACTGACCAGATTTATAGGAAGGTAGAGTTATATACTAGAGAACAAGTTGACGACTTAATCAAGAATTTCGTTAGACGTGACGGAACTACTGCATTTTTAAAACCACAGTTAGGAGTTACTCCAGTAGCTGATGGGCATCTATCTACTAAGAAATATGTAGATGATGTAATGTTTAAACATTTAGTTGATGCAGACCCTCACGGATTTGTAACGTTACTTAATCAGAGACTAAACAACTATTTCAGGAAGACTGAAACTTACTCTAGAGCAGAGACTTATTCAAGAGCTCAAATTGATGCCATTATTAATCAATTGGTAATTGATGCGGCTAGAGGGGCTATTGAGGAACATATCAATCAATATGACCCTCATGGAACTCTTAAAGAAATCTATAGTAGGCATTATGTACCTCGTGATGGTTCAGTTCCATTTACTGCCCCACAGAAGGGAGTAGATGCTGTAGAAGATGACGAATTAGTAACTAAGAGACAACTGGATGCTTCTATTGTAGAAGAGCCTGTTTGGATTACTAGTGGACCAGTTCAGACTACAGTAGGCTTCGTTGAAGATGAAACTGACCCAGGAGAGAAATTGAATCTTCAAGAGGTTATGGATGCAATCTTCTACGGTAAATCTGTAGATGTTAAAGCTCCTGCGTATGCTTTACTGGGTTCTATAGTAGACGTTGAACTATTCGTTAGAGGTTCTACTGGAGTGATATCTTATGCTGAATTATGGCAGAACGATGAGCTTATTGGAACATATACTAAGGACGATTTCGAATTAGGACAGTTGACTGTAAAGAGTTTACCTATTAACGAAGAAACTACTTTTACGTTTAAAGTATTCTATCCTAATGGTACATATCTGGAAGCTAGTTGTACTACTAAAGTAGCATATGATATATTTGTAGGAATCTTACCTAAATGGTATGCAGCCTCTAATGTTAATTATGATTACTTACTTCAGCTAGTTCAATCAGACCCAGAGAACAATAGCATTGACAGTTCTGGTGATTTAGTATCAGAAATCAAACACAAATATAATTTCTCAAGTCCTAGAGAGCTTAAGCAAATATTTGTAGCAATGCCTAAGGAATATCCAGACTTAGTTCAAATGACAACGCCTTCTCAACAGTTTGGTCTTGAATCGTTTGACATTATTAGCGATATCCCATTTGAAATTCCTGGATTGTCAAATAGTAAAATATATAAGATATATATATTCAAGGAGTCTCTAGTAACTCTCAACTTGGAGGTAACATTTAAGTTTGACCCAGCTAACATTTAATAAGTATGAGAGCATATAGTGAAATTATAGCAAGTTTTAGAAGAGGTGGTCCGTTCCCTATAGAAGCTGACTATATCTTCGAAACTGAAGCGAAACTGAAAGAATTTTATTCATCTCCTGAAGAGAATGCTATTTTACACAAGGGATTGTTAAAGGTAGTTGAAAATGACGGAGATGGTAATCAAGCACTATATTGGGTCACTAGAAAGGAGACTAACGATGAGTTAGAGTTTACTAAACTTATTACTTCTAAGAGTGATGAAACTATAGCTGACTTGATAACTAGATTAGAGCAGGAAATTAAAGATAGAAAGATAGCAGACGATGCTATCTGGGGAAGTGTTGACCATACTAGTGTACCAGAGGACTTAAACAGTCTGAAGGACATTGCAGAGGAAATTACTAAAATTAGAGAGCATCTAGGTAATCTAGACAGCACTGATGAGGAATTACAGAGTAATATTGGCAAGGTGCAAGCCGAACTCGATAAGACACAAGAAGGAGTAGGTTTGGGAGAAGACGGAGCTTATGTTCCTGATACTGAAACTACTTACCTTAAAGACTCTACATCTGTAATGGATTCTCTGCGCAAGCTAGACGAATTAGTGAATCATGCTATTCACTTTAACTGGGTCACACTAGAGGATACTCCAAGCATTGAATTAGATATTGATAGACAGATTACTGGAACTACAATATCTGGTAATGTTAAGGTATCTACTGATAGTGGTAACGGAATTACCATAAAGAATGACGGTCTATTCTATAAACTAACTACTGAATATTTAGACGGACTCTTAACTATTAAGGTTAACGATAATGTTATAGGGCAACATCAAATTGGTTTGTCAGCTATCGTAGAGGATGCTAAGTATGACCCAGATACGGAAGAGCTAGTTATAGTATTTAAACTTCTAACTGGTGATAGGCAAGTAGTTAGGATTCCAGTTGGAACTCTTATTAGAGAATGGGAAGTTGATAACTCTATTCCTGATAAGGTAGTAGAATTGGAGAAAGTGTTATCATTAGGAACTGGCGCTGATAAGCTTTCTGCTGACGTTAGGTTACATATAGCTAAAGATAACATCTTAGTAAAAGAAGGAAATGCTCTGTATGTTAAAGGTACTTCCGATAACATTACACATGATTCTAAAGCCTTGGATGTTGTTATTAGTGAATTACAAAGTGATATTGATAGCCACCTTAAAGATTTCAACAATCCACATAGAGTCACTCCAGCACAGATTGGAGCCATTTCTTTGCCCGAAGTTGAAATTCTACTAAAGTCTAAAGCAGATTTAGTAAGCGGAAAGGTTCCTAAAGAACAACTTCCAGATGATATAGGTGGTGAAGTAACTTGGATTGACGTAGAAGGTGATGAAGAAACAGTATCCTAATAGACCCGCTAATATGAGCCAGTTGGACTACTTGTGGACAACATATGGCCCATATACGGTGTCGGACTCAATAGACGTTGAAGACTCTATTCCTTCTTCTAAAGCTATCAAAGATGCTATTGCTACTCAGGTAACTGGTATAGTAGAACTCGATACTCAAGAAGAAGGTAATAAGGTTAGAGTTATAGGTAAAGGAGGAAGTGGTGAGGAAATATCATCAATCCTTCTTGATAAAGATACTAAGATAGTTTCGTTTGAAAGACATCTTATAACACAAGAGGATATAGATAACGGATTCGGTAATGCACTGAATGAGGAATGGCTGATACTTACTGCTTCTAATGGAGATAGATTTGAAGTGTCTCTGGAAGACTTTGTAGTTAAAGGACAAATAACTAATACTATTATTACCCAGACTAAGAATGGTAATATTGCATCAGAATTAAAAATTAATAATCCAATTACTAATAGGTCTGTAGATTTATTAACTTCAGACTTTGGAGTTAGGGCAGATTTAGTAGTTGATACTGACGCTGATTCTAATATAGTTATTACTAAGGGTGATAAAGGAGTTGTTTGTAAATTTAGTTGGGAAGGTACAGAATATCCAGTAAGAATTAAAGCCGTAGATACTTACGATGAGTATTTACTACAGACTTTGGAACCTAATACCATTTACTTCATAAAGGATATTAAGTCTATTTACCTTAATGGAGTTAAATATGCCTCTGAAGGTGGTGGAGGTTTAGACCCTGACTTATATTATACTAAATCAGAAACTGACGCTCTTATATCTAATATCGAAAGTGATTTAGACAATAAAGTTAGTTTGGTTGATGGTAATATAGTATTAGAGGAAGGTCAGGGAATTGTGATTAATCGTAGAGACGGTGTTCAGAATTTAATATCATCTGACAATTCCGGAGGGTTTAAACTTGGTAATGTTAATTCTTATCTGGAGATATACACTAATACAAGACCAGCCGTTGTAGTAGGGGAAGACACTGACTCACTTGCATTAATGTCAGACTTGACTTCTTATACTTGGAATGAAGTAACTACTGCTAAAGCTACCAGACTCGCTGATTTACCAGAGAGTTATCCAGTAGGAACTTTAACAGTTAAGCATTCTGAAGGAGAAGTTAGTTACGACGGTTCCGAAGATGTATCTATTGACTTAACACATATACAACAATCAATTAATACATTGAAAGATACTATGGAGTACTTACTATCTACTAAACAAGATAAGCTTGTTAGTGGAGTTAACATTAAGAAGATTAATGGTAAGTCAGTACTCGGTAATGGAGATATACTTATATCTTCTGATTCTACAGCTATTAGATATAAGGGGTCTGTAGCTACTCGTATGTATTTACCTTCTGCTCCAGAAGTAGGTGATATTTACAACGTTATTAATGACGGTGCTAACTATGCTTGGAATGGAGAAACTTGGGAAACATATGGAACTATAACTCCAACTGGAGTAGATTTGTATAAGAATGCCAGTGGTGAAATAACTGGCGGGGAGGTAAGATTCAGTGATAATACTGTGCTCCCTATTAACATATTTATTAAATAACATCATTAAATTTTATGGCACAATTAAAATTTTACAGAGGGTTAAAAGCCAATTATGTAGCTGAAACTACTCACAAGGATGGGATTTACTTTGCTACAGACACCAATGAAATCCTTATGAATGGTAAGGCTTACACAGGAGCTCTAGCTGCTGGTAAAGTCGTTACTAATGTAGCCTTGTCTTCTGATAAAAGCAAACTGGTCATTACTTACTCTGATACCACTACAACAGAGATTGAAGTAGGTAGCGGTAAGTATACATCAGCTATTGAAGACAAAGATTTAGCTATGCCTAATGCTGTCGGTGGTATCGCTAAAGGAACTAAGGTAAGTGCTCTGGAAGGACAGACATATGATTATATGTGGGATGAACTGCTGTTCCCTACTATTAATCCTACATTTACTGCTCCTACTGCAAGCATCTCATTTAAGAGTTATTCAACTCCTCGAGAAGTTGGAGCTACTGCACCTACTGCTGCTAACTTCAACACTAGTCTTAATAAGGGAGCTATTACCTTAAATGGAACAAAACAAGCAGACAGGTCTGGTAACTTAGATGCAGATAATTCATTTATCTTCGTAAATGGACAAGAATCTAACACAACTCTGCCTACTACTGTAACACTTGGTAATACTACTTATACTTATAAGGCAGCTTATTTGCAAGGACCTCAACCTAAAGATAACAAAGGAAACAATTATAGCACTCCACTTGCAGCTGGTTCGGTCAACTCTTCAGCTATCACACTTAATGGTACATATCCTTGGTATGCATCTACAAGTACAGCTTCTTCTGGTACGCCTGTGGTTAAACAAGCTCTTATTGCTTGGAATACTTCTACTGGAGCTATGACTACTCCTAGATTTGAATTACAACCTTCTGGTACTCTTCCACAGGTATTCAAGCTGCCAAGAGCTGTCACTCAACTTCAAATGTTGAACACAGTATCAGGTAACATGGAAGTTATAGGACTTAGTGACTGGACTAAGACAGAAGAAGAGATTACTATTGGAACCACACCTGTAACTTATTCAGTTTACACTTACAATGGTTCTACTAGAGGTTCAGTAACTTTAATCGCTAAATTCTAATTTGACATATGGCAAGAAATAAAGGTACATTCCAATTTGCAGCCAACTTTGAGGTTAAACTTCAAGGTGCTTTAGACCCAAGAATCTTAGTAGATAATAAGTCTGAACTTATTAATAAAGAGACTTGGCCGTATGATGGCGATACTATCTACGTATATAATGGATTGCTAGTAGCCGTTGCTGCTGATAAGGCAATTTATATGCTAGTTGATAAAGATAAAATTCTGGAAGCAGATTACTCCGGATGGAAACAAATGGACGTTGCTGCTGCACAGACAATAGAGATTATTGACAACTTAAATTCTTCTTCTACCACTGCTGCATTGTCAGCTAATCAAGGTAGAGTATTAGGACAGAGAGTTACTACCCTTGAGGGCAAAATTTCTTCTGTATATTCATACAAAGGCTCCAAAGCTACTTATGCAGAACTTCCTAGTGATGCAGCAGCAGGTGATGTATGGAATGTAGAGGAAGCTCATGACAATCATCCAGCTGGTACTAACTGGGCATGGACTGGTACAGCATGGGATGCTCTGGGTGGAGCTATTGACCTGTCTGCATACTACAATAAGACTCAAGCAGATGCTGCAATTGCAGCTGCTGTTGATGCAGAGAAGACTTTAAGAGAAGCAGCTGATACTGCATTAGACGGTAAAATTACTACTAATACTCAAGCTATTGCTAAGATTAATGGTAGTGCTGATGCTGAAGGTTCTCTAGCTAATACTCTGAAACAGGCTAAAGATTATGCAGATACTAAAGTTAGTGATGTTAGTAATTTAGTAGCTAATAAAGTTGATAAGGTAGAAGGTAGTACTCTGATTCCAGAAACTAAACTTGCACTTATTGACACTAACGCTTCAGATATTGATGCTCTAGAAGTTAGAGTTGCTGCTAACGAGGCTAAACTTGTTGGAATCACCACTACTGTAGTTTCGACAATTAATACAGCTATCGATGCAGCTATGGCTTGGCACGAAGTAACTGAATAAAACACATAATATATTAAAATGGAGAAAATGTTTGTACACGTAGCGAAGAAGTCCACATTTACCAGTGAACTACAAGAACAATACACCAATAGTATTGTTTTCATTAAAGATTCACAGGAGATTTATACTCATGGAACGTTCTACGCTATTCCTGATTCTTACAAAGGCAAAATTACTTCATTGGAGAGTGCTGTGGCAGCTTTACAGGCTGCCAAGGCCTTTTCTAAAGTTTCTGACGGTACTAATGTTGCAGAGTCTCCTTCTCACGACGGAACTCTTAAATTCAACAAAGGCTCTAATGTAAATATCACTGTCGGAACAAATGGAGTAACAATTAGCGCTACAGATACTAAATACACACAAGGTTCTGGTATCTCTATTGAAGGTACTACAATTAATCACTCTAATTCAGTAACTGCTGGCACAGCTAAAGGTGATAATAGTAAAACATTAGCATTTGGTGGAACGTTTACTATTCCTAGCATTACTTATGATGCACAAGGACACGTTACAGCTAAAGGAACCACTACAATGACTATGCCAGCTGCTCCTTCATTTACTAACTGGCAAGCTAAGAATGTTGTTGGCGCTTCTGCTACAGCTACAGCTGATGCAGCAACTACTAATGCTACTACATTCTTGAACTTAATTGAGAATGGTGCAGTAAGAAGCTCACATCAAATCACTGGTACTGGTAAAGTAACAGTTACAGCTAATGCTACTGGTAAAGTAACTATTAATGGTGCTGCAACTACTGCTGCTTCTGGTTCTGCTAACGGTACAATTGCTATTGATGGCAAAGATGTAGCTGTTAAGGGTCTTGGCTCTGCTGCTTATACAGCTTCATCTGCATATGCAACTGCTGCTCAAGGTACTAAGGCAGATAACGCTGTTCCTAATACTAGAACTGTAAATGGACATGCACTTAGTGCTGATGTTACTGTTACTAAAGCTGATGTAGGTTTAGGTAACGTAACTAATGAGTCTAAGGCTACGATGTTTACTAATGCAGCTCTTACTGGAACTCCAACTGCTCCAACTGCTGCTGGTGGTACTAGTAGCACTCAAATTGCAACAACTGCATTCGTAATCAACGAGATTGGAAGCAAGATTTCTGCTGCTCAAGCACTTAGATTTAAAGGTACTATTGGTACTGACGGTGATGTAACTGAACTTCCAGCTAATCACACAGTCGGAGATACTTACGTAGTTAAGGCTGCTGGTAACTTTGCAGGCGAAGGCTGTGAAGCAGGTGACATGATTATCTGTGTTAAATCTGGAACGACTGCTGCAAATGGTGACTGGTCAGTTATTCAGAGAAACTTAGACGGTGCTGTTACTGGCAAATCCCTAACTGCTAATGCAGTAATTTTAGGTAACGGTGGTTCTACTGTTAAAGCTTTAGCTACTGGTACTGCTGGATATGTACTAAAAGCTACTGCTAGTGGTCCTGCATGGCAAGCAGAGAAAGACACAGTTTATACTCACCCTGCTGGAGGTGCTCCTAGTAAAACTTCTGGATTCTATAAATTCAGCACAGATTCTACTAGCCACGTTGCTTCAGTAACCGCTGTTACTAAGGCTGATATTACTGCTTTGGGTATTCCAGGAGTTAATACTAATACTACTTATACATTTGCTAATGGTACAGCTGGTAGCTTTACTGTAACTCCTTCCGGAGGAAGTGCTCAAACAGTTAGTATTGGTAAACCTGCTACTGCTGGTGCAGCTGATACTGCTGCTAAATGGGCTACCGCTCGTACTATCACAGTCAGTGGTGGTGTAACTGGAAGTGTTTCTCTAGATGGTTCTGCTAATGTTACGTTAGCTACTACTCTAGCCAATCTGCCTTCTAATAAGGTAACTGCAATGACTGGTTATACCAAACCGTCGGATACAGGTGCAATTGCTGCTGGTGATTCACTTAATGCTGCTATTGGTAAACTAGAAGCTGCATGGGATTGGGTTGAACTATAATATATGTACAAGAAGGAGGGAGTAGCATCCCTCCTTTATTTTATAATGATTAAAATTTAAGTGATATGGCAATTAATAAGAAATTAATTCACTTTAATAAGAAAGCTACTTTTAACTCACGGAAGTTATCAGCCAATGATTCTAATACTCAATATCAGGTAGGAGGTACTGGAACTGTTCAGACTGGAGCTCCTGACATTAACTATCAATCTATAGTTTATATTAAAGATTCTAAAGAAATTTGGACTCATGGACAATTCTATGCTACTGCTGTAACATGGAGTACTATTACAGGCAAGCCTAGTTTTGCTACTGTAGCTACATCGGGTAGTTATAATGACTTGAATAACAAGCCCACAATTCCTACTAAATTACCTACCCCAAACGCATTGACCTTTACTGGTGCAGTAACAGGCACATGGGACGGTAGTTTAGCTAAAACTGTAAACATACCTTCTGGTTCTTCATACACATTACCGTTAGCATCGAACAGTACCCGTGGAGGTATCAAGTTATCAAGCAGCACGCAAGGAGGAACTCCTAACGGAATTACTACAACTTCAGGCAGAACATATGCTGTTCAGGTTAATAGTAGTGAACAAGCAGTGGTAAATGTTCCTTGGACTGATACTACATACAGTTTACCAACTGCATCAGCTACTACACTTGGTGGTGTAAAAGTAGGAAGTGGTTTGGCAATTAGTAATGGTGTTCTATCTGCTACAGGTGGTGGAGAAGCCGACTCAGTTGCATGGGGCAATGTGACAGGTAAACCATCATGGATTGGTTCTTCTAAACCTTCTTATAGCTGGTCAGAAATCACAAGCAAGCCTACCTTAGTTAAACAAGTAGAACCTGGAACTCCCAGTACGAATTGGCAATCAGCGTATGTTCCATTAGATGTTACATACAGTGATACGTCTATTTCTCATAAAATCATTTCTTTACCTATGGCTTCTCCAGCAAGCGGTAATAGTCAAGGTCGTGCAGGTTTAATAACTGGTGTTGATAAGAAGAAACTTGATGACTTTACAGATACAAAGAACACAGCAGGTGCAACAAATTCTACTGATAGACTATACCTAATTGGAGCTACATCACAAGGAGCTAATCCACAAACTTACAGTAAGGGGACTGTTTACATAGAAGATGATGGAATTCTTATGTCTTCGCAAGGATTTGAAGGTGGTGCAATTACATCAACAGCAGCTATCTATGCAGCTAATGGATTCTTTGATACATCTGATGCTAGAGTAAAAACTAACGTAGTAGAAATTGATGCAAGTAAAGCTGATGCTGTTAGACTAGTAGAGTTTGATAGAACAGACAAAAAACATCATGGCTATGGAGTAATTGCTCAAGAACTTGAGAAAGTGTATCCAGAAATGGTGAACACTGATAGTGAAGGGTTCAAATCAGTTAACTATAACGAACTTGCTATGGTTAAAATTAAATATCTAGAGGACAAAGTTGCAAGACTTGAAGCTCTAGTTGGAAGATTACTTGCAGAGTGCTCCACTATACTGTAGCCCATTCACAAGTTACGGAACTGGCATGTATGCTGGAACTGCTGCTAGTAACTTCAACGCTGTAAATACAGCTATTAACACAGTTACAGGCGGATGTCCTTCTTGTACAGCCCAATAACTTAAAATAACCCATAAAAGGGAGGCTACAATCTAAGTGGTCTCCCTTTTATTATTTAATTCAAATTTAATTATCGTATGAAAGTTAAAATTACACCAACTGGAGAAAGTGCTCAAGTAATGGAGTTTAATGTATCGTTACCGTGTGGAGCAAATGCATCAATTGCTCCTGTGTCTACATTAACAGTTACACAGAGATGGGCAAAAGTCGTTAACGTTTCAACTACAGGAACGGAGTACGTACAAGTTACTAAATTTGATGTTATTCACAATATCCAATACACTGATTGTAAAGGAAATGTAAGAGTGTCTACAGAGTCTACATCTACGATTATGGAAACTGCTGCAACTAGTGAAACTATTACCACTTTGACACCAACAGTAACTAAAGTTATAGATGTGATTATACCTAACGGAGTTAGTATTGTTAGTCAACAAGTACTTGATGAATTGCCTACTTCTCTTCCTGTTAAGGGACATTGTGCATATTCAGTATTTGATGTTAGAGTAACACCTGCTCCTGCACCAACAGCCGCAATTGCGTCAGTAGCTAAATCTAAATAACATGTTTGGACAACCATTCGGTAGCAACTACACGGATTTACAGAACCATTACATGCAACAATTACAAGCGATGCAACAAGCTCAACAAGCACAGCAGAAGACCCAACCTATTCTAGATGAAATAAACAGAGAGGTTGGGTCTCTGTCTTTAGATGAGCAGAAGGTTCTAGCACAGATGCCAGAATATCAAATGGCTAAGCAAACCTATGAAGCTGGCTTTATGTCATTCTTAGGCACTAAGTTTAGTCAAGAGTTCGTGTCAT